TATTTATGCTCCTTAAAAACAGAAAAGCCTGCATAAGCAGGCTCAGGAATTATCAATAAAACATGTGTATCAGGACTAAACAGGGGGCAGACGTTGTTTACCGTAATTCTCTTTTATCAACCTGTGTGTTTCGTCGTTACTGGCTTTCTCCATGGCCTTTTTCGCTTTTTTTCTTTCATCCTCAGCTTTGCTTGCGGCTTTTAAAACCTCATCCTTTTTCAGCATGCCCAGATTTCCCGTCTGCACATAATAATTGACCGCATCAACCGCATCGGAATTACCTGCAATTTCGGGATCTTCCAGTAATTTTTTTGACGCACCATCTATCTGCGACTGCTGAACCCTCGCCTTCGCGCCAGGAAGCCCAAGCCTCGCCTCGAACTGGTCGACCGCTACCTGTCCATCTGTGCCACCTCTTGCCGCGCTCGCATAAATCTTAGCCTCTTCTTTCTGGATATCAGCCTTTGAAAGTCCCTGCGGTTGCTGCAAATACTGAAGGTAATTGTGGCTGGCTTCGACACGCGATGACGCTGTATCCAGTACCCCATGAATACTGACGCGTTTCACGTTATCCCGTAAATCAGAACTCCGGTTCTCCGTAACGGGCTTAATCGCCTCCTTTCCATCTGCATATTTCACTTTGACAAAGACGGCGACATCATCAGCGGAATGATGGTTATGGTCACTCTTATCCGGTACAGGGGCAATATGGTGTACCTGTGCGGATACTATTTTTTGCCCTGTTTTCGGGTCAACCTGACCAACAGCGCGATCGGCTTCTGCCTGGAAAAGAGGTGCTATATCACCCATGTTTTCGTTAATGCTGTGAAGGGTTGCCATCGGGTCTTTATGAGCATCCGGCGACGACATTATGTTGTAAAGTTTTTGCCCTGCATTCACCGTTGACTGTGCATACTTTGGATCTTTTAGTATGCGTGCCAGTGGAATGTCATAAGGAACATCAGCCATGATGTTTTTTGCTGCTTCGTAGTCTCCCGCCTGAATAGCCTGCTGCGCCATATTCGTCTGGAGTGCATATTGCTGTATCCGTTGCTGATAACGCGCATTGTTCATCTGAAAATCATGCGTTTCTTTCTGCATCTTCAGTTGCTGGGCTGCATTCGCAAGTAACGAGCCCCTGTATGACTGGTTTGCCTGGAACGTTTTATTCCAGTGTTCATTGTTAGAGTCAAAATTACGCTGGTCAGACTCTCTACGATACCCAAACTCATCCTGCGCCAGTTCATAGTTGCGATCGGCGTTCTTCTGCTGCTGAGCCAGTGCAGCCTCACGCAGACTCAGCGCCTTACGATGCTGCATCGCATTATCAACGGTACTGAACCCCGCCAGTAAACCTTGTGCAAATCCGTCCATATATCACCTCTCAGAATATTGAGCCGAAAAGACCGCCTGCGACAGCACCTATCCCGGCACCTATTGCTGTTCCAATACCAGGCACAACAGAACCAATCATCGCTCCTGTGGTCGCACCAGTCGCCAGTCCAGTACCAATATTCTGCTTGTGCTGCATTTTGGCCTGCTCTTTCATCTGCTTATTCATCATTTCGCGCTGTTCATTCAACTGGTCAGCCTCACCCAGCCCCTGCATTGCCTCTTTGCGCGTCTGGTTTGCCGCATCAAGTAATCCGTATGCCATCTTATGCTCCCGCGTTATTGTTACTGCCGCCGCCGATATTAAGCTGCTGGCGTACAGGTGCTGCCCCGCCAGTCAGAATGTTCATCTGACGATCCTGTTGTGCCTCACGAATACCATTTTTCGCACCAGCTATTGCCAGCGCCGAACGTAACCCCAGCGTGTTATCCTGCGGATTCTGCGGCCTGACAGTCCCGTAACGTGCCATCTGGTTATTCAGTCCTAGCTGTGCCGACTGGAGACTGTTTGCCGCTATGCTGTCTGTTCTGCCAAGTTGTGCATTCATCAACTCATTATTGGTGCCGAGTTGCATGAGCCGTTCCTGCTTCGGGAAGTATCGAGTCAGCCAGTCGTCATACTGCTCGCGTATAAGTTGTGCGAATGTGTCGGAGGCGTAGTGTTTCCCCCTGTATGCACTCGAAATGCTGCTCATCATGGTGCTCCTTTAAAAATTAAACCCACTGGCGAAATTCTGAAGACCATTAGCGCCAGTTCCCGCCGTTTTCGGTAGAAGATTGCTGTTACCATTCCCGCCAAATTTATTAGAGGCATAGCCAGCCAGCGCCCCCATACCAGCACCTACCAGCGAAGCATTACCCTGACGCCGCATATACGCCGCCTGAGCATCCATGCCCGCTTTACGAAGACTGTTTTCCGCCAGGCTGTTGTATCCCTGCAACGCATCAGCTTTCTGCCCCGCACCAAGAGCGACCACATCCTGCAACCCGGCAATGTACTTATCAGCCTGAGAAGACTGTACGCGGTTGGTTGCGTCAATCTGTCCGATAGCCTGTTCACCAGCAATATCGTTCATCGCTTCCTGAAATTTGCCACTTCCCGGATCAACACCTGCGGCTGCAAGCTGGTTAGCAGCCTGATGCCTTACTTCACCGAACTGTTTCTGGTAGCCAAGATTCGTCACCCCGGCCAGATTCTGGTATTTCTCCTTGTTGTTCAGCTTGTCCACGTCCGCCATGAAAATATTTTCCATTGGCTTCAGTTTGTCGCTGTAAAGACGCCATTGCTTCATGGCTATTTCTGCCTGAGCTTTCTGCTGCGAGGTTTCCTTAATTTCCCCGCTACCTCCGCCACCTTTACCCATTTCCTGGCTCCTTATATGAAAAAACCCTGCCGGAGCAGGGTTATCAGTGATGTCGTACTTTTACACCTGAATGCGAAACACCATGAATCCATCTTCATCATCCGGCATCCGTTCAAATCCAAGCCGCTTTCCCAGACGAATAAAACCTTTCCGCGTAGTATGAAATTCAGCCCAGCGGCCACCGGACATGCGGGTTAATTTCTTAACCTCCGGCAGATACCGCGCCACGCTGTCATGACCCTCGCAAATTCCCAGCCAGACCAGTACAAAAGGAATGCCGTCTTTCACCATCGGTTTAAGGACCAGTTGACCATCCGGCGCACCAAAGCAAAACGCCTGCTTTTTACGGCAGGCGTCCTGTATTTCATTCAGCAAATTCGGGTTGCCGGTATCAGCCATCACCCGCTGCATGTATCGTTCAGGCTTTGTCATTGTCTGCTTATCCCTCCTCCGGCCACCCCACTATATAATCCTGAATCGCCTGATAATCGCTCAGCGCATCAACGTCCTCTTTCATCTGGCGCTGACGTTCGTGGATTCTGAAGCCCTGTAAAAACATCGTTGTGCTCATTGCTGTACTCATGGCTTCAAGGTCTGTGGACTTAACGGGAACATCAATATTGTCAGCATCCGTCCAGAAAAAATCAGCGGGCAGTATATTCAACCGGTCAGCCTCCAGGGATGCGCTAAGACGGTCCTGCGAAGCTTTATCACAGTCCCAACGGTGACCATTGAGACTGAAAGTGATACTGACGTGCTCCTGTTGGTTGCGCCAGACATTTATTTCATCGTGTTTTTCCAACCTGGCTACTGTGAGCATTTCAGAAGTAACAATAAACGGCTCAACCTCTCCGTATTTTCCCGATTTCAAATCGGAATAAAGTTGTGGACCGAAATCCGCTGAATCATACGCTGTCGCAATATAAGGCAGATAAAGCGGTGTACCGTCCGGCGAGGTTAAATCATCAAAGCGAACATCCGCCATGATAATACCGTCATCCCCGTACCGGGCATTTTTTGCATCGGTAATAACAGTCATTTATCTTCTCCCATAAAAACCCCCGCTACAGAAATCTGCAACGGGGTAAAAGGGTGCTTTGAGGCTATTCTCAACACTATAAAGAGTGGCGGAGGATTGCTCCCCCGCCATAGCTCTTACCTGGATTCGTAAGCCATATGAGCCACAACCTCCGTTCCGCCGCTTCGGAAGCTAACGTCGCAGAGGGTTTTGTTATTCAGTAACAACACTCCGAGAAGCGTGATACTGACAACGATTAGCGCTAACAGCGCCAGTTTTTGTGGCTTCATAGCCTCGTTTCTCCTTGACCTTTCGGCCTGTAAGAGGCTAATCTCCATGTGACGAGCATAGAATCGGCCTCATTGGTGGTTAATAAACATTAATTACCTTTGGGGCTTTTTCTTGCCTGCCATTCACGAATGCTTCAGGCAGACAGCCCAAAGCACCCGTTGTCAGTGTTACTGATCCAGATGTGAGTAATCAAGCCTTCGACATCCAGACAACCACCGAAGAATACTTATCATAAGGCTTACCATTAAGGGGATTGGTGGTGTGGATTTCCCATGCTGAAAGCGTTATAGCCCTCCCTTTCTCCAGACGGTAAACATCAATATACGTGTCGGATGCGTATTCATTGTGAACACCAGGGGCTGCGCCGTGACCCGGGCTCCCTCCTCCGCTGGAAGTGGTCCCTATAATCCCTCCCTCGGCAATTTTTATCGACTGAATCGGGTGTTGATCAACTCCATTAAAACGAACAGGCCTTCCATCCCCCAGAGACACGAGGTTCATATCAAACATCTGCGGTGGAATGTACACGCTGTTCTGGTACAGTACATATGTTTTCGCAATATCCCCGTCAATCTGAGCCGCACTCAGGCGACCGTCTATCTGACAATTCTCCAGAATATGAACGTTGCCCATCGTGCCGCCAACCGCATACAGATCGTAAAAAGTCCCCCACCTCGAAGTCACGTTACTCAGGTTCGCATTCACGGCATTCATGTTGCCGTTGGAATCAACCGTAAAATTACCGTTACTGATAGTGGCGCTTCTGATATAGGGGGCAGTCAGCGTTGCGCCAACCTTTACATCATCTGCCACAATTCGCTGGGCAGCCAGTGTATCCACCACCGCGTCATAAATCACCGCTTTCTGGATCACGACCTTACCGCCTGACACCGCAAACGGATACGCCGTATTGCCGGGATTATTCGGGTCGAAAATAAACAACTGCGATGCCGCTATCGCCACCTGGCTAATCGGATTACCTGCCGCATCTTTTCCGGCAACGATACCAATTCCAGCTTTTATTCCGGCCGCGCTTGCTTTTTGAGCCCACATTGCCTGAAACGCTTTACCGCCGTCATTGTCAATGCTGGTAACTCGTTTGTTCACACTGTTCAGGGCATTAAAGGTATCTGTTCTCAGACCTCCTACAACTTCTGTCGTCTGAAGCGTTGCCGCCTCAACGGCGTCCTTTTTCGCCTCATCAGACGATGTTTTTATCTCGCTCTTTAGTTCCTGCACTATCGGGGATTTAGCCGCTTCATCATGTATCTGGTCAATCACAGCCTGCACACTGAGTTTCGTTTCTGCCGGGGTTCCGTCTGGCGAGTTATACGGGCCAGACACGCCTGCTGAGTTAACAAACCTTATCCAGTAAAATCCTTTCCAGCCGGGGTTAACTGAATCACTGTAGACCTGCCCCGGCGTTGTACCCACGAGAGCGGCATCAGAAAGGTTATCCTCCGTACCCCGCCAGACCTCAGCGAGGGAATGACCGTTATACTTCGGCATCACCCATTCAAGCAGAACATAACCAAAGCCGCCCGTAACCTGAAAACCTTGCGGTTTTGTGGGACGTTCCGGTGGCGGTATCTCCGGGAAAATCCCCTGCCCCAGACTAGGAGCAAGCCTGATACCTCCATTGCCTCCGCTCATTTTCGCCAGTTTCAGTTCTGCAAGCTGGCGCTGCGTGACAAACGCATCTTTCCCGTCACCGCGCTGACCAGTACCAATTTCCATATTCTCAACAACAGCGGCTAAATCCTTACCCGCACGCCACGGTTTTTTACTCACGCGGGCATCTCCGGCATTGATGTACTCAGCGTAATACGATCAACCTGCCCGAAGCCTGACACTTCGAGATACCATTCACGGCCTGTGACTGATGGCAGTTTCAGCACTGAACCCGACAATGCCCCTGGCGGTAACTGGATCACCGGCTGGCCGTCGGCAAATACAGAAACCCCCACACGTTCAGGATAAGGCGCTTTGATTCTCAGACATGAAAAGCTGGTATTTTCCTGCGCAATAAACGTTTTTGAGCGCCAGACAAACGGCAGTGGCGTATTCGCGCCCTGTGACACCAACAACTCCCGCCCTTTCACCAGGTACAACGTATCGGTTGCCGTATCGTTATACGCCGTGTCGAACGTCGTGCTCATATGCCGGATATCCATATCCTGCGGGTTGAAGATAAAGACGGCCTGACTGCCATCAGTTTTCGTATAACGGGCCACATACTCGCCGCGATACTGGTACGCTTTGACGGATGACGGGTTAAACATTTCGCGCCACTGCTCCGGCGAAATGATTTTTTCCGTGGCGATAACGGCATTTCCTGCCCCGTCCACCGAAACAAGCCCGTTTGTTCCCGCATAGAGAACAAAACCATCCATCACAACCATGCTTTGTCTGCTGACACACGCTTGTGTTAACGGCAGTTTTGCCCCTGAAATATTTGCAGGCGAGACGCCGCTGAACAGGTAGGGTTCTCCTTTTGTGGCCACAACCAGCGCCGTTCCGATTGAGGCGATGGCAACAATATCCTCCGCCGTGGTCTGTCTGTACGCATCAGGCCAGGCATAAGGCAGAAAAGCCTCAGAAAACATCACTTCGTTTCCGGCAAATCCGGCAGCAATACCGTTTGCCATCATGCAAAGGCCAGTCATGTTGTCCGGCGGCATGACGTAATGTTCTGTCTCAAGTACAGGACCAAGCTGCTCAGCCAGCAGATCATCATGAAATGACAGCACTCCCGCATCAAGTTCGGTCACCAGCAGAAAATCCGCATTACCACCACCAGAAACAGAACGGTAAATGCGGCGGCGGGTAATATTCGAATTCTGTAGCGGAGGCGGCTGCATGGTCAGGTTAACGGAACCACCTTTTTTCACCGTCACTTCCATCGATTCCGGTCCCGGCGGTCCCTCTTCGCCATAAGCAGTGACAAAGGTCTGGGTATAAAAGCGTGTTTCGTCGTCCTTAGCGTCATCCTCGTCAGCCCCCTCAACTGGCGGAGGATTTAACACTGTACATGTTATGGCAATTCCCGAAGCGGGGACGCCCAGCCGGTAACTGGTTGTCGGATACGGACCAGCCCCCGATGTCGCAATCTGCGCACTGGTGAATTTGGGATACTTCCCGTCTGTGTAGTACACGCGCCCGTAAGGGTCCTGGGCGACAGGGCTTCTTACCGCATCGACCATGCCCTGCCAGGTAAACCACTTATCTTTGCGATACAGAAAAATCGTTTCCGGTTTAATGCCAAATGTGACGTTACTTTCCACATCATCATTCACGGGTGTAATCACACCAAACCGGAAATGGCAGTTCCGCGCAAGCAGGGCAAATGCGTCAGGCAACATATGAGATAACACGCGTGGCATTTCACCACGCATTGAAATAATATCAATAGCAGGCATGAATTACTCCGGTTCTTTAATCAAAAAAGCCCACGTGTTTGACTCCGTGGGCTTTGTTTTTACTATTTGTTTAAGGCATGAAGCGCCAGTTCTCGGTTAACGTAATCTCCGACCAGCGTGGCTCCACCAGTTCGCACACTCCTCATTGACCTGAATCAACGAATTTCCTTATCTGCCTACAATACTTTAATTTACATATATATGTAGCGCGAGAGTCCGCCATATCTACAACAACGACTCAAATTCCACTATCTCATGCTTAGGGGCTGAAGGTGCCCCTTCTTTTTTTATTGACAACTACCACCTGCAAACACGAAAAAGAGACCAAGCACTTGATTTACCTACCATAGAGCACCATAAGGTGTCGGTTCCTATCCATGTTGCAACAGGGCTGCGAAAGCGGCCCTCTTTTTTACCACATGAATTATTGATGAAAGCTGTTATACGTACCCTCGTCCTTGTTCCCGCCGTGATCGCGTTCACTTTTCAACGTGCGGATGTTGCCAACAGAATTGACTATGTTGAATAAAATTCCGTTTTTTAAAAAGTCGGGACACCATGCTGAGATACTGCCATTCCTGATTTTCAACTGGTTGATGGTTGTCGTGCAGGTTATCTGTCTTGCAGTATTGCTGGTTGGCACGTTCGATATTGTTCTCCACAACGTAGGAGAGCCTGTAGAGGGCTCACTCGGTACTATTACCAGAAGTGAATAATTGGTGTTGACACCAACTACCAGCAAGCACGAAAAGATAACAGCTCGTACTTACTCATAAAAAGAGCACCATCAGGTGACCTGAATATTCCATGACTATCTCACTCAGGGGTTTTACATAAACCCCTCTTTTTTGATCGGTGCCAGTTAAATGATTTCTTCATACGGATTGGGTTGTATTGCGATTTCATTGCTCGTATCTGTGATAGTTATCCTGATAGAGCGTTATTCTTGAGGAACCATCAGAAATAAGCGTCTTTATTTGCTGTTCCGCGTCAATTCTGTCATAAGTGACTAGTGACGCCCGAATACACGACGCAACGTGTTCCAGGATTTAACTCACGTTGTCGGGCGTCACACCTATCGCTTAATCTCATAACACCAATACATTTTTCTGGCTTGACCTGTGCCTGCTGCGTATGGAATAAGATTCATGCATATAATTGTTATTTTTATTATATAGGGGCATGATCCGACGCCCCTCTTTTTTTGGGGCGGAACCGTGAATAAACTTTGGCTCATCATGCTCGGCATTGGTGTTATCTGTGCGCTTATTATTATTCTGCTCGACGTTATTAATGAGTTCCTACACGGGCACGACAGCTAACCATCGTTGTACGCTTCCATCTCAGCATACCGGACATGCTCCCCCCTTACTCAACCTGGCATCTTTCCTGTTGACACAGACCTGCTGCAGGCGCGAAAAGTAAATAGTCTTTATCGTCCGACAAAGAGCACCATCAGGTGCCGGATAGTTTTATCATTTACAAGCCTGGGGGCGTTACGATGCCCCTCTTTTTTTCTGGTGGGATCATGAGTTCAATTGCACTTGTACTGTTCGGGTTTATTGTTGTCTATGCTCTTGTCATCGTTGTTGCGGCTTTCATCGATGACTTTTTCCGCAAAAACAAAAGTCGTTAGCACTTCCCTTTACCAAAAAACTGCAATAGTCACGCAGGAGGATTTATGTCACATACCATGTTTGCAACAGTTGAGGCGTTCTTTCTGGTCTTTGCGGTTCTTTTCGTTTGCTTTGACGTTATTCCTGTATTAATTACAAAAATAAATAACAAAAAATAACGCAGCGCTCAGTATCGCCCCCGCCCAAACAACCGCACTGCCCAATACATGATCGTCCTTTTCCAGCGCGGTACGCCCAGCACCGTCATTCCGTCCAGGAATATCCGATCTGCTTCCCACTTCGTGCGTAGCGCGTTGTCGTACAGGTAATCGTGAATTATTGCGGCTTTGGCGTATTTGCCGTCAGGCGGTAGCAAAATCCAAAAGATGCGCGGGATCGTGGCAAGGTCAGTAATAAAGCCTGCCGGAACTTCTATTACGTCGCTGTTGTCGTCGCTGAGGTAAAACGTAAACGGCTCGTGTACGCGCCATAAATAATGGCCCAGCATTTCGAGAATTGCCGGAGTTGTGAATCTGCTCATGGTAATTGGTGTTCTGCCTGTATGATAAAGGAATTGTTTTAGAGAGCGTTGTCTACCATCAGTATTCTTTGAATTACTTGACTATCGTATTGCCGGGTGCTTCGTTGTGCTGCACCCGTTTTTTTAATTTCCTTCCGGCCAGCCTACGGCGTAAGTCTGAATCGCCTTATAGTCCGTTAATTTGTCCACTTCCTCTTTCATCTGGCGCTGGCGTTCGTGGATTTTAAAGCCCTGTAGCACCATGTTCTGCTGCATGGCTACCTCCAGCGCGGTGAGTTCGTCCGCTGTCATTGGCACATCAATGTTATCGGCATCCGTCCAGAAGAAACCTGGCGGGAGTGCGCCTGATTTGGCAACAGCCACAACAGGCGCAAGGCGGGTTTGTGAGGCTTTACCGCAGTCCCATTTTTGATCATTCAGGGTAAAAGGAATATTTCCGTTTTCCTGTGCATCACGCCACGCGTTGATTTCAGCGTGTTTTGCCTGTTTCGCTGCGGTGATCATTTCTGGTGTCACGGTAAAGGGAGTAACGGGACCGTATTTCCCGGCTTTAAGGTCGGCGTAGAGCTGGCGACCATGTTCTTCCGAATCGTCTGGGGAGGAAGTGAACGGAATAAAATCATCAAAGCCTTCAAAATGCACTTCACTGTCAATATTACCGTTTTCAGTGTAAACGCCATTTCTGGCTGAAATAATATTCATGGTAGCTCCTTATGCCACGCGACGAAAAAGACCAACATCATTGGTAAAAAAATACCCCGTCCCGATAAAAGTCCCGAAAAACGTCATGTAAGTATGTTTAATGGCATAGGCTGTACCGTTATCACCAAAAGAAAGCGCGGTCTGCCTTAACTGTGAGCCGGAGACTTTGTACCCAAAAAACTGATAATCAGGATTCCCCATATCCCAGGCAATGACATAATCTCCCACACCAGGATAACCTGATGTGGATATATTCATTGCCAGTGGCGTAGTTACGCCATCGCCTTTCAGGGTTATACCATCGGTCTTTACACTGGTGAGTCCAGGATCGTTTCTGTTCCCCTGCTGTTCTGTCGGCATTACGCCGGGAAGTGACAAGCTTTTTCCTGTGATTATCATTTTTACCTCATCAGTTATTACGACACGACCACACGGACACTGCCCTCAAACCATGACGAACGTATCCACATGACTGTCGGCGGCGTGATGGTCAGTTCTGTATTACCGAAACTGTGCGCGGGCTGGTCGTCTCCCGGTTTTACAGGGTTGTCACAGACGTCCGCCGAACCTGTTATCTGAACCAGTACAGACTGCGTGCCGTCCGTTATCTGCTGCCAGTCCCGGCCGATCGTTTTTGCTGTTGTTGCCATATTATTTCCTCAGAAAAAGGGCATAAAAAAACCGCTTTCGCGGCCACTGTGCTTTGGTCTGGATTACCAGTCATCCTCTGTGGTCGTGTCATATGAACGGTATGCAAGGAAGTTTGATGTATATGTCGCTACCGCACTGCCGTTCAGCAATAGCTGCCATTGGGTGTTTGGCAGGTCTATTCTGGTATCATCCCGGCTTACAACAAACCTTAATCCTATGAAGAACCTTTGCCTGCTGGTCGCTGTGATACTTGTCCCCCAGGTTACTCCCGCTGTGGTGTCATCCTTAAAGAGTACATCGGAAGTGGATACCACAAGAGACGGGTTGTTTGTTGCAACCGTGCCGGAAAATGGCGCTGTCAGGGTGATGTCTACATACTGCGAATCCAGGAAATACCAGTTCGCTGTGTCATATCCCCGACCTGTGGGATTAGCGTACGACGCAACGCCCACTACCGACTTTCCGACAAGCGAACTCAGCCAGAACGGCGCCGGGGCTCTTAACGCCGCCCCCGCGGCAGACATCCACCGCTGTCCTGTTTCTGCCACGGCCTGAGAACCAACCCAGCCTGAACCAATTGCCATTATGCCGCTCCTTTTAACTGTCGCAGTTCTGCCCGTAATTCCTTCACGGCCTCAACCAGCAACCCGGTCACGCCGTTATAATTCAGGCGCAAAAGTCCGCCATCTTCATCTGCCGTAACCAGGTCAGGCAGAACGGCCTGAACATCCTGAGCGATAAGACCACCGGAACGTACAAGCCGGCCTCCGCTCAGAACGTCATACAACTGACCATGCAGTTTATCCACCTTGTCCAGGGCATTATCCATTGCGCGGAAGTTACATTTACTGCGGCGGTCAGAACGAATATAGGTGTCGTTGACATAAGTGTTACCCGTTACTGTCAAATCACCATAGACCGTCCCACTGAATGAACCTGTCGGGCCTGCGGGACCAGTAAGACCACGCGGCCCCATCGGACCAACTGGACCCGGAACACCCTGAATCCCCTGCGGGCCTGCCGGACCTGCCGGACCTGTATCACCTTTGGGGCCTGTCGGTCCCGGCAGTCCAGTATCACCCTTAGGTCCCTGAGCGCCTGTTAATCCTCTTAACCCCTGCGGACCAGCAGGGCCGGTTAATCCCTGTGGTCCTTGTGCGCCAGTTATACCCTGAATGCCCTGCGGTCCCGCTGGCCCGACAGAACCAGCATCACCTTTTGGCCCCGGCAATCCTGTCGCGCCCTGTGGCCCGGCTGGTCCTGTCAAACCTCGTGGGCCTGCTGGCCCCGGCGTTTTGGCTATCAGTTCGGCGGCACGCAATGCGGCCTGTGCTGAGGTCACAGAAGTGCCCGCGTTTGTTTCAGACAACTTAGCCGCGTTCTGACTGGTGAGCGCTGCCGCTGCCGATGCTGCCGCCTGCGATGCAGATGCCCCCGCGCGGGTTTCCACCATCGCCGCCCTGCTCTCGCTGGCCTTTGCTGCTGTTTCTGATGCTTTAGCGGCGGTTGCTGATGCGTTTGCCCCTGATGCGGAAGTGGCTGCCGCATTCATGCTTCCCTGAATGGCACTAGTCGCTTCTGCCTGCTTCTGGTTAATCGCCAGTATTGCGTTGTTGCGATTGATATCGATATCCGCATTCGCTTTTGTGGTGGCGGTGGTTGCTGCCTGTGTGATAACCGTTATTTGCTGGCTGACATGCGTATCAAAACCCGTCACCTGAGCGACCGCTGCATCTTTTGCCGCTGTAGCGCCTGTCGCGGACAGCGCGGCTTTCGTTGCGTCGCCCTTCGCGGCTGTTGCGCTGGTCGCAGCATTTGTTGCTGCTGTTTGTGCGTCAGTTGCATGACCTGCGGCGTCTGTTGCAGACTTTCCGGAACGGAGTGCTACATCAGCGGCTTTAGTCACACTTAACGCCGCATCTGATGCGCTTTGCCCTGCGTTCGTTTCGGATAACTTTGCCGCGTTCTGGCTGGCGAGCGCTGCGGCCACCGATGCCGCTGCTTTTGTCACTGAATCCGCAGCATTGATTTCGCTTGTCCTGGCTGCCAGCGCTGAACCTGCTGCGTTTTTTTCTGACAACGCAGCCCCACTGGCGGCTTCTTCGGCGGCGTCATTTGCACCTGCTGCGTTCAGGGCTGACTGACTGGCACTGTCTGCGTGTTCTGCAACCTCCTCTCTAATCATTTCTGCCGTAAGAAGGGCTGCGTCTTTTGCCGCTTCAAGAGCCGCGCTTTTTGCCGCTGTGGCCTGTTCCCCTGCATCTGCGGCACTCAACGCAGCCGACACTGAAGACTGGTCCGCTGCTTTGACTGCATCCTGTAAATTCTTAGCAAACTGTTCAGCGTTCTTCTCACTCTCTGCCGCACTGGCCTCAGAACGCGCCGCCGTTTCTGCACTGACCTTTGCGTCTGCGGCTGATTTGGCTGCATTATCCGCACTGCCTGATGCACGGAATTCAAGTTGACGCATGACTTCAAGGTCATCGGCAACGTTATTCTGTATCTGCCGGAAATCCACCAGAAGTTCATCAGGAATACTGACTTCGACCAGATTACGGCGCAGTACCATATTGAGCGTCACAGTGGTTTCGGTGCCATCGAGACGGAAGTTACCATAGACCTGACTTTTCCCGTTCACGGCAACCGTCAGTGAATACGCACCGGGTAAAACGTTCATTCCGTAATACCCGGTATCGCCGGTGACCGCCGAAGCGCTGACGCCAGCCAGTAAATCTGGTGAAGTGGTCAGTGCCGTCAGTGTGATTTGTGCCCCGGCAATGATATTGCCTGTGGGTGATTTGAGAGTACCTGCAACCAGAATGCTCACGCTGTACCTCCGTCAAACTGAGCCTGTTTCATCCGTGCCATAAACCTGTCAGTGTTCTGTTTTATCCCCATCTGATCCGCAAATGCCTGGTAATGCTGCATGGACTGTCCAGAATTTGCCCCGCCAGCCGCATCCTTGCTGAAAGCCCGGAACAGTATCCAGTCAACCAGCGGGTTAACATATACTTCATCAATACAGTTTTCGGTTTTGTCCTCCATGCTGCTTATCGTTATGACATCAGGGATACGACAGACAACAGCATCAATGCTGACACTTTCATCCGGCGCCGGGAAAAGGTAAAAAATACGGGGAGTAATTTCGCTGTAAACATATCGTTCAGGCACACCACCCAGGGAATGCCAGTCCGGATAATCATGATCGAGAACATCACGCGGAACTGGTAAAAGCGCATTACCGTCCGTCAGGCGGATAACATCAATGAGCCTCAGTGCCCCAGCGGGTAACGTCTGTCGCGAACCGGGAACACATTTCAGCGTCTCAACCGAGGCTCCGGCATCAGGGCGGGCCAGTATGACGGCACGAACAGCATCATTGTAGTAGTCGCACAACTCCGCCAGCGGCCAGCGAAGCATTAGCGTGTCCAGGAGCTGCGTATTCACGCGCCCGATAATTTCTGCAACTGTTATCATCAGAAGAACCTTTGCCTGCGAACCGGGTTACGGAAGGGAGAAACCGGGCTGATATCCAGTGCTTCACGATATGCCCGGCGATAACCATCGGTGAATTTTTCGCGAAAATACTCTGACCGCTGCGGGTCCTGCCAGGGTTTACCTGCCTGCATGAATAAAAGGGAAGCTGCCCCGTCGGCAATCACCTCCGGATAATCCAGTAAATCATCCGGTACGGTCTTCGAATCTGCCCGGGGTGCCACAGCAAACAGCACATCAACCAGATAGTGTGATACCGTAAACATCAGGGATTTATCTGTGGAAATATCAACGTCGCTATCCACAAATAACTCCCGTTCCGGTGTGGCAATGCGAATAATCCGTGTACAGGAAACCGGGGCATCGTCACTCACCAGTGGATAGATCACCCCGGCTTCCGGATTCAGGGTGACGGTACGGCGGCAGTACAGCGACTCACGACAGAAAGTAATGGCTGCCTGCAACACTGCATCGGCCATCATAATATTCAGCGGCCCGCTGATACTCCGCCTGACATATGGCAGAAAGTCATTCGGCGAAGCCATCCTGAACACCCCTTACTTTCAGCGCATCACGAACGCGAACACGGAAGTCATCGGTGCTCTCTTTAGCCCCTTTTTTCAGGCCGAGTTCTTCTGATTCACTCAGCGTCATCAGATGTGCCGAGGTGTATTTACTGATATCCAGCTCATCACCCTGAACATTGACGACGAAACTGTTTTCCGCTGCCAGACAGGCTTCGTCCTCAAGCTGTCGAGCCAGTTCCTCTTCCTTAAGCCGCTTTTCTTCTTCCTGCTGTTTCAGCGTTTCCTCCATCTGCTCATGGCGAACCCAGACGTCCTTAAACTCCAGCAACTGGTACGCCACTTCACTGTCCACATGAACGGGCTGAAGACGCGGGAACACGGCGCGACTTCCGGTAATGGTGTCGCGTTTCACATTTTTTTCACCGATATAAACGATGGCAATTTTTTCGCTCATTTCTCTTCCTCAGAAAAAAGTAAGCCCGCGCAATGGCGGGCGGGTTATCAGTCAGTATCAGTAGCCAACCACGGAATAACGAACCAGCACGTTCAGTTTCCCGGTTGCCGCTGCACCACCAGTAACGACGGTCAGCACTTCGCCATCGGTTTGCGTGGAATAGGGTTCAACCACAAAATGATGTGCCACTTTTGCGTGTACATCATCGGCATGTACCAGTTCATGGTCACCGCTTTTCACCGTAACAGTGACGCCTGCGCCCAGGTCTCCGGTAACAATCTGTACCGAATTGATACGCATCCCGATCGGAAGACGCAGCAAACGCACTTCTGTATTTGCAGCGACGGCATTCAGGTCGGCAAAACCCTCCACAACGGACTCGTTACCGTGCGCCCCCTGATAGACGTTCTCCTTATAAGACGGTGCGTAAATCACACCCGCTTCAGGTTTATCTGCCACAGGTCCGGCCATAATGATTACTCCTTAAAAAATTGCCGGGTTTAAATACCCGGCTGAATAAGAGGTGAGATAAAAATCAGATGCGTACTGCGGTATCGACGGCGATGACGCCGTGGTCCTGCATCCGTCCGGTTTTATCCTCGAAACGGATTTTTTTCAGGCCGTTGATCCAGTTAATAGCGATCTCGGTACGGTTATCCATATCCGTTTTTTTCTGAACCAGATTGAAATGACCACCATCTTTCTGACCATAAGCGTTGGCCAGCGCCTGGGCGCCGAGCAACATTGCACGGTCGATATTGGTTTTCACTTCAATCTGTTGCGTGGTAGCGGCAAGGTTATTGTTCGAAATCCATACACGGGAGCCGGTATAGAAGCGAATCGGCATTCCGGCATATTTCCGCACCAGAATGTTACGCCACATCGCACATTCACCTTTGAACAATGGATGGTTGAATCCTTTGGAGCGGTTGACTGCACGAACCATCATCTGGTTCCAGTCCTTGCCGGATGTACTGGTGTACCAGTCATTCCACTGGCGCGGCGTGACATACAGTACGTAATACGGGTCTTCACCGTACAGTTCATCCCCCTTCAGGCGAACAGGCTGTAACGGATGCGCCATTTCATCAATGAACAGCGCCATGTTGTCAACCAGGCTCAGGGAGAACACGTCGGAAGAATCCACCGCTTCAAGAGAGGTGGCATCGCCACCGAAGAAATGGCGGTTATGGGTTGGCGGCATGACATCATTAATCATGATCTCTTTAAAATCACGATGTGAAGCCAGCGGTACGATAACATCGTCAGCCATGAAATCACCGCGAGCCCCCGCCAGATGAACTACAGCACACTGGTCCTGCAAATCGTTGAAGTAGGTTCCCAGAAGGGTACGGGCTGAACTGGCAAGATTGAATTTGGTACGCTGCTGTGACATACGTCCACCCGCATCCACCAGATGACGCCCCTGATCGATACGAAGAGAGAAGTCTGCTCGGCTCAAATCTTCCCCGCGTCCTTCAATGCGCTGGTCCCCCATCGTCGGCAGTTTGGAAAGTTTGTGCATAATGCTGAAACTGACCTCATCGCCACGCTCTTTCTTCAAATCGGTGATACGAACGACCGGCGCACCCGCGCTGGTTTGTTTCGTGCTTTTTTTGTCCGGCGAAACGGCTTTAGGGGCTTCCTGTTGTTCAGTAAGGATATTCACCATCGAACGATTACGGTTAGCGGCGGTGAACAGTGCCACCTGGTACAGCTTATTCGCCTGGGCAGTAGTTACTGTTGACATAATTTACTCCATTAAAAGAAAAACCCGCCTTTCAGCGGGTCGGATTCGGTGTGTTACCCCAGCTTCTCAAGGATCGCGTCGATATCCGCGTCGCTCATGCCGCTCATTACGGCCTCTGCATCTGCATAAGAAGCACCAAGTAACTGCTCAAATTTATCCTGCGGTACTGCTGCCGAGTTCCCCAGATCTGACGGTGAATCAGGCACCACCGTTGCCGCAGCATCGGCTTTAGCGACTTTCTCTGCGGCAACAGCAAGAACCTCATGGTTGTCCTGCTCCACGACAGGATGGGAAGGCGTTTCACCGTAAGCAGCTCGCGTACGTCGTGCCACTTCGGCAAAGCGTTCCGTCAGCGGTTTATCTTTCCATGCGGGGTCATTCTGTAACTTCTCATCAAGGTGAACTGCGATGGCAAACTTGTCAGGGTCGGACCGTTGCCATTCAGCCAGGTCAGGCGTGGCGTTCAAAGCAGCAACGGCAGCGGAGTTATCCTGTTCTTCCACCTGCCGTTGCGGTTGCTCCTTCTGGATCTGTGCCTGTAAATAATCGTATTTACGGGCTATCAGGGTGAGGGCGTCCGCCATTTCGGGGTAATCCTCCCTGATTTTGGCTATCTGCTCGTCAGAAATACGCGCATCTTCCGGGAGAGGATCTGGCGTCATACCAGCCTGTTTGATTTGTGACGTCAGCAAATCAATTTTGCGCTGCTCTTCAGCCAGTTGTTGCTCATAACGCTGAGTCAGACGTTGCTTTTCAGCACGCTCGGCTTCAAGAACGTCATAAGGAATAACATGTTTCCCGTCCCTGGTGAGAATCCCCTTCACATCCTCCTGCGGTTGCCCCTCTTCATCAGTACCGGCCCCCGGCGTCGGTGCCTTTTTATCGCCCGTGTCAGTTTGTACTGTTTCAGAAGTCTCGCTGTCAGAATGTTCCGCACGCTCTTCCTGCTCCTCGATGTCACCCTCAACCTCGATGTCACCCATTTTTGCCATGAGTTCTTCGAGCTGTTCCTGGGTTTCTTCACCTGTAATTTCAAAGTCCATAATTCCCCGCATGTCTGTTTGTCGGACAGATCCGATGTTGATAAATAAAAGGCGTATCGCTGCCCCTGCGAATAAGCACACTGTTGCCAGCGGGCTTAGCAGCAGAAACAAAAAAGCCAGCGCGAGGCTGGCTGTGTACTGGTGAACTGGAGGTTAAAGCGGCATCGCTTCTATCCGCTGCTGTAATGTCTGTAATATCTGTTGTTGCAAAAGTGCTGATTCCTGCTCCGAGTTCTGTATCCCTGTGAGAATATCGGCAGCATTCGCCTGGTTCAGTGCATCCACATAACGTTGTCCCTGCGCTTTCGCTGTATCAAGCTGCGCGGCTGCGGCGTCCTTCTGCGCGGCAGCCTGTGTTTTTGCGGCATCCGCCTCCAGTTTTGCCACCTTCCCGGCCATTTCGCGCATCTGAAGTTCCATCTGTTGCTGCTGTATCTCCTGCTGCTGTTGTGCCTGCTGCTGCTCTTCCGGCGTCATTTCATCCGGTGATTTCGGTGTTCCCAGCGCGGTACGTATACGTTCAACAAACTCCTGTTTGTCCGGTACATCCAGGAGGTTCACCCACAAATCAAGCACCGCAGCCTGTACTTCCGGCGGTAAGCCCTGGATAACCTCAGACATACGCTGTGCCAGTTGCGCCTTAAACGCGGGCGTCTGCTGTACCGGCGCGAGGGCAATATAGGTATTAAGGCGGGAAATATCGTTGGTCATCTCACCATCATCACCTTCTTCGTTAAGCGTCACTGTCTGACGTTTGCGCTTGTCGTTCCGGTTAATGACCACCGCATAATTCCGGCGTTTTTTCAGGTCTTCCAGCAAATAACTCAACAACAACCGTCCCACCTGCTGGCAGGCGAACTGGTAGTTGTCGTTAATTTCAGCCAGCGTGGTACCGCCCTGCTCCACCAGGTTACTGATAGCAACGCCTGATGATGCATTGGAGTTCTGCCCCAGGAATGCCGCATAAACACCCATTGTGTCCTGGATGAGTTTTTCCGACTCCTGCATCACCGTAAACTGCTGGTTAGAAATCTGAGAGTCCTGTTGAACGCTGAAAACATCAGCTATGGAGGTTTTGTTTTTCCGGTCCGCATTCAGGCGAATAACGCCATCAGGACGTTCGACCTGTTCCATTACCTCAGAATTGGACATATCGGTGGCATCGTTGTCCATCACAACCCGTTTGGCCTGTAACTGCCAGGTCAGTTTCAGACGACGGAAGTTCACTTCATCCTGTGCGGGGATTGCGCGTGACACCAGCCCGTAAGGTTCGCCCGTTTTATCCTTGCGATAGCCCCAGAACGGCACCAGCGGAAACATCCCCTGCGGTGCAGTACACGGTCTGTCGGTAATAAAGTGTGGTCCGACAAACCAGGCCTCGCGGATACGGCTTACCCGTCCGATGGTGACCTGAACGCGTCCGGTCGCTACTGCCACGGCCTGCATCAGGTTATTTTTATCGAAGGCTACGACACGACCATTATTCAGTTCAATAACGGGCATCCGCTGGTAAACGCGGTAATAGACCACCTGAAGCAGTACACGCCTGCGGTCGCTCTGGAGCCATTCGCTTTGCTCACGGCTCCAGCTCTGGTATTCCTCCCATGCGCTCATTAACTGGCTGTCCTGTCCTTCAGCCAGCGTGGTATCAACAAATCCCCGCCATTCATGGACAGCGTAATCGATGATCTGCGACATCCCCGGAAACGACACTTTCGCCTCGTCCGTGTCCATCCAGCGACGGCGCATCAGCCAGCGGCAGTCACTCAGGTCAGCTTCCCGACTCAGCCAGTCCCAGTACACTTCATTCCGGTTTACCGTTGAGACTTTAAATTTCGGGCCAAACGGATCGCTGTTACGACGGACTTCAACCCAGCTCAGCCCGGCTTTAATTTGTTCCGCGTAAGCATCTGAACGTGCTTTATTCAGGTTACTCAGGCGGCACGCATCGGCAAACTCCGCATTGATGGCATCAGCCAGTTTTTCAGCTTCTTCATCCGGATCATCGGACACCACCATCAAATCAGTGCGGGTCTTGGCTTCCATACCGAGCACACCATCAATCGTTGGTGCTATCAGATTATGAATGGTCTTCGGCTGGCCTCGTTCTTCCAGTACGGTAATGACTTCAGGATCGAGCTGATCACCATCATAATAAGCGCAAGCCTTGTTTGCACCGTCACGCCACTTTGGCTGGTGATCAATATCGGAGCTGACAGCCAGTAATTTTTGCTGTGAAAAACGCGGGGCTTCTGCGCCTGGTGAACCCGCTGCGCTGGTCTGTATCTGTTCTGTGTTCATCAGTGAGTCATCCAGTGTTTTTTGGTGCGTTCAGTTGGTTGCGACTTAATGCGTACAGGCATACGCGCCCGCATTTCCTGTGCGATGCAGTAGCTCATCACCTGGTCATCGAAGCAGCCTTCCTGTGCATTCATTGAACCTTTCGCGTTGTAGACGTAGGTGTTCATCTCGCTCAGCGTGCCTGTCCAGCGGATACCGGAAATCCCGTTATTCAGCAGGGTCTTCATTCCCTCAGTCAGGATCGGCTTGCTCTGGCGCGTGGTTAACCAGCCCAGACGCGGCGTATCATCGTCGTTGTCCTGGTCAATATGCTGCTCGTTGTAGATAAAACGGGGCGGATAAATCTCACGCAGTTTGAGAATGACCGCATGGCCGTGGTTATTGCGCTCAGGTCCGATAAAGGCGGTGTTATACATTCGTCCCACATGCGCCAGCAGGTGAGCAAATAACTCAGCGTCCAGATGTCCGAACCAGTGCGCGACCTGTTCGCCGGTACTTTGTTTGACCACATCCAGTGACGAGCGGTCGCCGTGCTCCAGCCCTTCAGCCGGGTCAGCACCGATGGCATACAGCTCATCCGGGTCAGGCAGCTCCCAGACCAGCAGATAATTCATCAGCGTACGACTGAGTTCATCCTTTTTACCGCTACGTAAAGCCTGTGCCTTTGTTCTGGTGCCCGTTACAGGCTCAATGTCATACACAATCAGTGGAGGAATACACCCGGCTTCGGCCTGCAATGTACTTTCGGCATTAAACACTCTCCGGCCTGACGTAAGGAAAGCTTCCTGCGGCGTGGAAGGAAACTCCTGCTTCATTTCCTCGCGCTGTTCTGTCTCCTTGTTGACATACCATTGCTTCTGTCCATCGGTGAGCGTGATATTCATGGCTTTTTCAACAGCCGAAAAATACTCCGCTTTTTCGCGCGTCAGTCTCAGACCGGAGGCCGGCACTTTCGCACTGTATTTGGGGTCCTGCCACCACGCATAAAAGTGGAACTTATAATCCTGTGGTGACAAATCCAGACCGGAAGTCGTTATCTCCTGTGCCCGGTTGCTCATGTCGTAGAAATCGCCGCCAACGCCTTCTGCGGTGGACTCGTCGAAAATAATGCATTCATCCGCGACAGCATTCAGCGTCCCCGTACGCAGCTCTTTGGCCTTAGCCGGATATTTCGCACAAATCTTGCCGTGCTCGGAGATATGAAGACGCTGAACCGTACCGGAACGAAACGAGGTCGCCACCTGAATACTGGAGCCATGACCAAACAGGATATAACCACCGCTGGCGCCGCTTCTTCGTTCCGCAACAGTGAATGAAGCCCGCAACCACGGGGGAAGATTGTCAAACGGCACTGCAATTTTGGTACGAAAAATCTCACTGGCTGCCTGTTTATCCTGTGCCACAATCCCGCACTTGAGGTGTGCCGTGAACAGTGCCTGGTCCAGCAGATAGATATCAATTGCCGTCGAGAACCCCAGTTGTCGCGCTTTAAGAATGATATTTTTGTTATGCATACTCCGGAAAAGCTGGCGCTGAGCCGGACGCATTCTGAAAGTAACCAGTTCCCCTTTTTCATTCTGGACTTTGTAGAGATGATTCAGACGCCACCAGGGATTGCTCAGTTTTGTCAGAATAAAAAGGCGCTGTTCTGCCTCACTCATCCCGGATAAATCAGGTTCACAGTATTGTGGCTCACTCTTCGGAGATTCCATCTAACCTCCCGGAATGGCTCATACCATGAAGCTCTGACACTATTTCAGTCATCGGGGTTGTTACCCCCTGCTTCTGGCTGGTGAGAATATCGGTCTCAGCTTTAACTTTTTCTCTGGCTGCTGCCCGGTACTCGGTATCGGCAATAATTTTTGCAGGTGTGACCGCGATAATGTCCAGCGTACCCAGCGTGCGCTCTATCGATTCAATACGGGCAATATTGCGATCGAGGGCAGTCTCAGCCTGCAAAATTTTTCCGTACAATGCTGTGCGCGCCAGAATATCTTCCGTTTTATCCAGTTCGGTAAACATGCGTTTCAGGGTTGCTGTTACCGAAAGCGCCCTTGCACGGGTAAATACCAGCTCATCAATGAGTGCCATTTCTGCCGCATCATCAAACAGGTAGTCTTTTTCCAGATACCTGGCGTATCCACGGTGTTTTACTGCGGCAGTGTTACGCTCGACGAACCGGCAAACGGGATGAGGATTTCCACCCCGTTTTTTTCGTTTCGTCTCTGCCGAATTTGCGCAATTTTCGTCATCACTGTCTGCCAGATTTTCTTCTTCGCAATCCTCGTCGTCACTGGTTTTTTCTTCTGAAGATGCGTCAGAATTTTGCGCAGTTTTTTGTTCCTTTTTTTGCGCACTTTTCTGCGCAGACTCCTGCTCATTTTTGCGCAGTTTTATATACCGTCGGGCTGTGTCATAGCTGATGCCATTCTGCTTACACCAGTCCTGAAGCTTGATACCTGTTCTGGCATGAGCACGCTGAAATTTTTGCTCCAGCTTTTTCCAGTCGGTCTTTGCCATAACATCTTCCTGTTGTCACGCTCTCCATACGTAAAATCTGGTGAACAATAACCCCCGCGAAATCTCAGATTTCACGTAACGCCATCATTTTTGTTCATTATTCAATCGGAAAAATATTTCACCACCCCGTTATTGATAATGATTCTCAATAACTGTAGTGTGAGTTAACGTTATCCGTTATGTCATTGGGGAGATTTAGATGGTTGCCAAAAACAAAAAACACTCGCGTCGCATAGTCCGTTCGTTACAACGCTCCAGACTTGGTTATTTTTTCCAAAGACTATCAGACCGCAAGGATACGCCTGAGTATGTTTCAGTAACATCAGATACCAGGCCGCTGCTTATTCATCTCGTCCCGTCAGAAGAAACATAACCACATTGTGTTCTGATGTATTCCTGCAAATATCTCAGGGCTTCCTGGTCGTTGATAATTCCGGCTCTGATACCGAGAACGTTTCGTCCAGCAACTGGAGAGAGTTCGACGATGGCATCATCGCCCACGCAGCCGGGGATGGCGGATGTGTTCTGGGCTGGCACTGAACAACGGCCTTTGACATGCACCCTGCCGCCAGCATCAAGACGGCGCTGCAAAGCATCATTCTCAGCTTTCGCATCGGCTAACTCCTTCGTATATCTGGCATCGAGAGCAGCATTGTCACGCTGGCGTACCTCCATATTGTCAATCGTCTCGTTCGCCAGGTTCAGGTTGTGAGTGGCGGTGTCTCGCTGGTCTTTGTAGTGCACTGCGTTACCGTGATAGCGTTCTGTAGTCCACGCCAACGCGGCGGCCACTATCAGCAACGAGGCTATTACGCCAGTAGTTATGCGGTTCATGTCACCACCAGCGGATTTGCCCAATCAGATAGCCAATAGCAGCGACAAACAGTACCAGCCAGATCAGGATAAATTTCCAGTTTGGTAATTGCTCAATCATTAGTCGCAGCTCCCTAATCAGTTTGCTAATATCAGTTACAGGTTCTCCCTTGCCTTCATCAAGGTGCAGAAACAGAAAACCCCGACTGTTTGCGGCAATCGGGGTTTTCGCTTTTATATTCTTCGTGAATCAGCCGCCAGCCAGATCCAGCGCTCTGACGAACACCTCAAACCCGTAGGGCTGCTCGCCGTTCTCGTGCCGGATGATGGCCTGTAGCAGTTTCATCATGAAACGGCTGTCGTCGGTGTGGACGAATTGATCAGGGGCTGTGCCAGTCGTTTTTGCTACGCTGTCAATATATGCCTGCGTGTTATTCTCGTTTGTGGGTGCCCAGCGGTTAATAATGCCGGTGATGGTGTTCAGGCCGTGTTTACGCTGGTAGTTGCGCAGAATAACGATCATCGCCCTGATGCCGTATTCCGGTGTTACAAACTGACAAAACGCTTTATCGGTACGCTGCTCTTTCGGTACCAGCCCTTTCCAGTCGTCGCCCCAGCGGATATTGCCGGGGTTGTTGTTACGAATGCCGCGAGGTGAATTAGTCATTGTCCTGTCCTTCCTGCTATTTTCTTCGTCACAAACACACCCAGTGCCCGGATATGCTCAACGCCGATAAGCCCTATGGCTGCGCCAATACCTACCCGCCAGTCTTCAGATAACCAGGAAACGGGAATAGGTTTAATCATGGAGAACGCGGCAACGGCCAGCAGACAGCACAGTGGCACTTCAAGCAACAGACGTCGCCAGCTTCTTCCCGTATACAGAACACGCAGTGTTGCAATAACCGCCGTCATTAAAAGGCTGTCCAGGGGAATGTCGCCATTAATCCAGCTTTTCACCATCACCCACCAGTCCGTCCAGCTATGTGGGTCGTTATTCATAGAGCCTCCCTGCTCGCCTTTCTGCGGAGGGTAGATAAAAGAAAAGGCCGCACCTGGCGACCCGTTTATGCTGTTGTGGAAACGTTACTTTTTGGCGCTGGCTTCGGTGGCGTCCGGTGCCGGTTGTACCGAGGCGGCAATATCACTGACAATCGCGGTGTACTGCTCTATCGCGGCCTGCTCGTAGGCATCGAGTGATTTGCCCTTTTCGTTCGGTGACTGGATCTCCATCTGGAAAATCTGAGTGCCGTCCTCTTTCACTGCGCATACAGCAACACGAACCTGCTCACCTTCCGGCAAGATGTAGCTGACTTTGACTTTGTACATAATTTCTCCCGCCTGTCCGGCGATTTTAGTTAATAAAAAAGCCGCGCATTAGCGCAGCCCTGTTGACCCGTACAAACTGAAATGCTTATCGTTTCTTCGTTGCGCATATCCTGAAGAGTGAGCAACCTCCAATTTGATGTTAAACATTGTGTGATTCGCCCGGCCTGTTATTCCGGGCTTTTTTTTCGGGAGAAGCCAGAATGAGCACCTTCGAAAAACTCGCAATATTTATCTGTTTTATGGCTATCGCTGCAGCGTTGATTTTCTACAGACTGCATAACCCTTGATGCGGGTCGGCGTTAATCGCATCCGCGCACATAGCCGAGGATGTACCCAAGTCCATTACATATAATTAAATCACGCATTAGCGCAGCCCTGTTGACCCGCACAAACTGAAATTCTTACCGTTTACGTGCCTTAACCCTATGAGGCAAAACTCGTAAATACTCATTTAGACGCTATTTCGTCATTCCAGCCCGGTTCTCTGACCGGGTATTTTTTTGCCCAAAGAAAAAGGCTACCGGAGTAGCCTTTGTATCGTGCGATAGTTTGTTACGGTGCCGGTCGCTACCCGGTGAGCCTTTGGCTGACAAACCATGATTCGCGGACATTTTTTGCAGACACCTTCATCCCTGAATGTGTTTTGTCATTTCCGCCCTACGCTAGTGAGATCCACCGCAACACTTGCATAATAACAATGTAGTTTGCATGGGTTATTAGGATTTATCTGTTTAACTTAACAGCGAGAATCAGGCAAGGTGTTGATGTCTGCACAACCAGGTCAAGTGTGCAGACTCTCCTGCTAATGATGATGAGGTAGTCCTTTTTCTAAATTCAGTATTTACTGCCCGCCTCTTCCCTTTGGCGGGTTTTTTCTGTCTGAAATTTGCCCTGTAACGATGGACCACCGCCGCTGCGTGACCAGCGGAGCTACACGGGGGTATATGGTACTGGTTAACGGACTTGAACCGCTACCCGTTCGCTTACAAGGCGACTGCTCTACCATTGGAGCTAAACCAGCGATTATGGAGCGATCAGCGGGAACCAAACCCGCGTCATCAGCCTGGATGGCTGATGTGATAACAATTTTACGATGATCGTTTATGAACGCAGGTCTTTCCCTGCCGTCACCACGACGATATTTATAGTCATGCGTGGAAAGACTATCGCATCGGTAGGCTACTTATTTAGTAGTCTACACTTGCATGGTGGCCCTTGCTGGACTTGAACCAGCGACCGGGCGATTATGAGTCGCACGCTCTAACCAACTGAGCTAAAAAACCGATAGTGTTGCGGCGCCGGGTGCCTCCCGGTGAGTCATTGGCTGGCTGCCGACCGTGACTCGCGCTACCTTGATAATTAACTATCCTGAAACCACTTCCGCCCATGCGCATAGCTGGATTCACCGCAACACCGGAAAACTACTGTTTGCTGGTGGTATTTTGCACCCCCTCCCGGCAAGGATGGAATTATCCCTACTCTTAGTCCGTTGACACTCATTAACGCAAATGATTATCGTTTTCATATCTTCATAAGTTGCGATTGCTTGTGAGGGTCATAACTCAAAACGTTGCTTCCAATACATTTCCCCGTCACCTGCCCGGTGCCGGGGACTTTTTTACAGTCAGGAGGTCCCCGGATGAACGCACTGGCACAAGCACTCTACTGGTTAGTGGCTATTGTTTTGGGAGGTATATGGTTCGCCTGGATGCTGGCTATAAACGGGCTGTTTATTTTCTGAGTACTTAATTCCCGTATTTCTGGTTCTGGAGCGGTCAGCGGGAATCGAACCCGCACCAACAGCTTAGAAGGCTGCTGCTCTATCCTGCTGAGCTAGTGGCGGATTAGCGTTGCGGTGCCGGGTGCCTCCCGGTGGACTTACCAGTCACAAAGTCCGCGGTCTCGTTTACGTTTCTCATCAGAGAAATTTGACTGTACGCCCATGCGCATAGCTGGATTCACCACAACACCGGAAAAGCTACTGTTTGCAGATTAAGTCTGGCAATAAATTTTTTAATCATCTATCCCCAGAAAAATCAGCTCATGCTCTATACGCTCGATAACAACGCAGTATATGACTACGCCACAAAAAAAACTGGAGAGCAGAAGCAGCCTGACACACCATTTTTTCAACATCATCGCCTTCCTGTACTGACGTCGAAACAAACATTTCAAGATTGACTGGATTGTAAAGTTGCGGTGCCGGGTGCCTCCCGGTGGATTTCTCCGCATAGCCAGTAGTGGAAGCTAAACCTAACTACACCCCTACGCCTAGTGGGATTCACCGCAACAACAAAACCCTACAATCACCAGGTTATTTATGGCAAGTTCACATAACTGATTTTTTTCTGATAAATATCAAAATTTCTCTAATCTGATCTGCTTTATTACCATGCAACGCATGACGTTTCCGCTCAAGCAAATCAACGATATTGCCTGTCGTAACCCTTTTGCCATTCTCAAGTAACTGGATAACCGTATCGCCAATTTCTTCGGCCATGAAGTGGTTTTGTTCTACTCTCAAGGCATCACCCTTTGTATGGTTATAAATATTTTTGTTTTACAACAGGCAGAAGATTAAAAGCAAAACAAAAACATCGTTTAGTGACCCACTTTGATTTTGTGGCCCTCTGAAACGACAAAACCCCACCTGTTACGGCGAGGCTTTGATGATGGAGTTGTGTCAAACTGACCACTTTTAACAGAATACGTATAATTTTACGTACGTAAACTTTTTTTGTAGCCAGATTCACCCCTCAGGTAATCTTCAGTTGAAAAATGCCACCTACAGATCGTAGGTTCCTTACGTATACCCACCAAAACCAAACAAGGAACCTCCATGTCAGCAAAAACACCAAAGAGTGACTGGGATTTAACCGCAACAGAACGTCTCCTCAAGGAGAAGAAACGTCTGGGTATCAGCGATGACGAAATGGCGAAGATACTAGGACTGGACTCATATTTTTACTATGTCGTTGCTGATGAAAAGCCGGACTTTAAAGTTTACGAAATGTCTGGTGAGGTGCAGGCAGCTCTCGATAACGCAGGCTTTGATCTCTTTTACGTACTGACAGGTGAAAACAATGGCGAAAACTATGAAATAATGTTGAGTGCCTTTAGTTATGCCATTGCTGATTTACCCATTGATGAGCAGATGGAAATGCGCGAACTGATGGAGCCTGTATATGAAAAACTGATGAAAGCTACAAATGGTGGGAAGCATTCAACTCATCACTGATAAAGGAAATCGCATGCAAGATGATTATCACCTGCCAGTAATAACCCGCCTTGAGCGCGAGGCCCGGCGTCTGGGTATCAAAAAAGCAAAGCTGGCTATGGTGCTGGAATTAAATGAGCGTGAGTACAACTATATCAGCGACGGCTGGGAGGTGCTGAGTATGAGTCTTCTGACGCCGTATGTTTACAATTTGTTTACCTCGATGAGAATAGATCTGTTTTATGTGCTGACGGGTGTATGTGGTGAAGGGCTATGCGCTGATTGCCGAAAGGCATTAATTCAAAGATGGCTAAATGATCTTCCACCTGATGAGCGTTTCCGAATGCAGTTTTTTGCATCCCGAATCCAGTTCAATATGTGAATAACCATCAACGCAAAAGAGGCCACGGAAGGCCTGTGAGCAATGTCGTAAAAACCTTCATAAACTGTTCTCCCTTTGTACATACCTGTCCATTTCCAGCTTAACGTCCAGTGCCATCAACATACCCTCGACAACACCCTCGGCACCCTGTAATCGCTTACCTATAGTGCCATCCGAGCATGAATGTTGTCTGGCCAGTGTTATGAACGTCTTTCCCAATACGTAGTAATCAACCAGTAAGTCATGCTGGTCTTCACTGTTTTTTTTCAGTCTCGCCATACAACCGCATATTACCATTGCGTCATCATCACTGCATTGTGGACGGGATTTTACTTTGTTCGGTATCAGCCCCTTAAAGCCAGCGGCAATTGATGGCAGTTCAACGTCTTCGCGGTTATTTACCACCCATGCGCCCCATCGTTCCAGTACCTGCTGAATATCGCGCATTATCACCCCTTAATCACCGCCGGAATTATCAGCCCACGGCGGGCAAGCTCAATCACTGTAAGCACTATCGCCTTATTCATTAGCCGCCTGCGTTCTTCTTTTTCCAGGTGGCAGCCGTTGTCAATTTCGTAATGACATTCCGGGCAAAGCGCAGCGGTGGCGCAATCATCGGTTTTCAGTCCCATGCCCTTTAATTCATTGCGATGGGCGACCTGCGTCCCCCACCTGCCACACAAGACGCATTGTTCTATCTGTCCTACTGCGTCCAGCCAATTTTTGCTGCGATAAATCGTCTTCATCCCGCAAACTTCAGAAGCTGCATCGCCACGTTTTCTGCTTCCTGCTGTGATCTGAATTTGTGGCGCAGAATGAAATTCCATAAGACGTTGAAGACGTCCTTATACAACTGCCGGAACGTATCTTCGTCCATCCTGGCGAATGCAATAGATTTAGGAGTTCTGCGGCGAGTATTATCAGGAAGGATAACCTCATCGTAGTAACCCGCCTGGACTGTCACCCAGGCGCGATAAGGTTCAAATGACTTGAGCAAAGCAACGTCCCTGGTACGTAACCGCCCTTCCGCCAGCAGAAACTCATCAGCAGCAGCGGATAATACTTCGCCATAACGTTGACCGGACATCTCAACGAGATACCCGACGAAGCGATTTACCAGTTGAAGTTCATCCGGTGATAACGAGCCACCAGCAGGTGTCCAGCAGTCGAAGCCAAGCTGTAGCAGTTTGAAAAAACGTTTGTGGAAGGCGTAATTGCGTACACGTTTAAAATCAGCGTGTATCCACTCGCCAATTTTCACGGAATGCAGAAATTCGCCACTCTCCGGCGTAGCCGGGAGCAGTACCCCGGATGAGGTGTGCTTGACCAGTTGTAATTGCGCCATCGGGTTCTCCGGTGGCGCGACAGGTTGCCAGTTGTTCAGGCTGGCACAGGGATTATAAGCTAACTACTGTGGATTTGTCAGTGTTGCCGGAAGCCCGATTTTCCTGAGAGTTTCGTTAAATAACTCCGTCAGGTCATCACGGCGGATCACCAGCCAGCCGTTACGTTCAACCCAGAATTTGAAACTCTGGAAGGTACACACCACGGAGTCATCCGGAACCTTTTCCGTGGATTTTATATTGCCGTGCTCGTCCAGGTGGATAACCAGCGTGCGGGAGTCACCGAAAATCATGTCATTTTTCTGCTGGCGGATCTCTTCCTCCATGCGGTTAAACTCGGCAATGTAGGCTTCCTTAAACGCAGCCGCTTTTTTTCCCGTAAAGCCCATCACCAGAAAGACAAAGCCGTCTTTGGTCATTTGGTAGGCTTCTGTTTCACGTTCGTCAAAGCCAGCTTGAGTGGTTATTGCGACGGCGCAAAAATTCGCCGTCGTGAAAGTTGGTGAACATTCCAGCATCCTAATCTTTTTCAATACATCTTTATGATGTTTGCCGAAAAAGTTAGCGACAGCAATAGAAGTTGTTACAGGGCGGTTGTCGTGAATGGTTATCTCAGGGATAACGGTAGAGATAGGGCTAGTCATGATGACCTCACTGATTTTTTTCGAAGTACCACTATCGGAGTGGTGCCGGGAGGTTCGAAACGGCTCAGTGAGACCGCGGACTTATTCCCCTTGCGGGTGTTGTATTCGTCGCCCTCCCGACATAAATCGGGGTGTGACCGCGTAATGCGCCCACAGAATGACAGGCATAAAAAATCCAACACTGTCGGGGTTGGTTCTGACCGCACTGATAAAGAGGTTTCGACGCCTCGTCTGAGAATAATACATGCTTCATTGGTATTGTAAAGTAACTTGCTATTGAAAAAGTCGAGCTGAAGGCTATAGGCTATTTTTGTGGCAATTTTACCGCAATAATCTAAGGTGAATGTTGATGAAAAAAATCGCAGCGATGATCCTGATTCTGGCATTTGGGGCAATATCAGTGAATGCAATTGCTTGCCCTAAAGGTACGCACCCACATGGTGGCACTGGTTCGCATCATAAGGGTGGGACTTGTTATTAACTTTTCTTAGAATGGAGGGCGGGTGCTGATAGACAGCCACATCATTGGCATAAAGCTGTTATTGGGAATGCACGTTACCCGCCCATAAAAAACCACTGGAAATATTACTCCTTATCAATACGCTACATAAAAGGAGGTTCTATGGATATCATCATCCCCCCTAAAAAGAAAAAACCATCACCTTTTTCATGGTATGAAAAGGTTGTTTTTGAAAAATATGCAAAATTTTCAGGACGCGCCAGCAGAAGAGAATACTGGTGGTTTACACTATTCGATGTAATTGTCTATTGCATAACAATATTTTTAGATATAAAAATACAAAATAACATTGATAATTACATGTTTTATTTAACCTTTATCTACTTTATTTTAACATTTCTTCCCATGCTGGCATTGCAAATAAGACGATTGCACGACATTAGTTGTAGTGGATGGTTTCAATTAATAATATTCATCCCATATGTAGGTGGATTGATACTTTTAGTGATGCATTGCCTTCCTTCACAGTTGGGGGATACAAAATATGGTCCCCCACCAGAATAATAAATTATAAGCCTCTCACGAAGAGGCTTATAATGTTTCAATAATATCATTAATCAGTTTCATTGTTCTTTTATCATCGTATGTACTATTTCTAGAGTAATAATAACCATATAACACCCAAAATTTATTATCTTTTTTAACTACTGCAAAGATAACAAAATCACCATCACTACCGTCTTTATTCACCTTAAATCCTGAGCCAACCCACTCTTCAAAATTATCTCTCTTTATATGATTTCCTTTTGTAACAGGCCTTATCTTATGGCCATCTATAAATGCTTTTTTCACTTCCTCCATTGGAGCATCAATTAAATCAGCCAGATCGAGCAAAGAAATATATGGTGTATTTAAATAAGCAAAATCATAAATAAAGTAATCACTACCTGAGTCACTATCTTTATATTCATCCTTCATAATTGTTATATTTTTATCAAATTTAAAATATTTTTTCGTTATGGGGTTAACCCAATAGCAAGCGGTGTTGTTCCAATCTTCATTTAATTTCCCAGGAGTGAGATGCTCCAAGTAATCATCATAACTTTTATATGTGTCATCACTTTTATATAACTTACATAAAGGCGAAATAATAGGCACGTTACTTGCGACTTTTTCAACATCTTTCTTTGGGTCAATATTCCCCGATAGAGCCTGAACAAAAAGAAATATTAAAATGGCATTCAGGATAACGGAAACAATAAGTAGCCGTTTAATTCTTTGCTCATTCATTGCTTCCCCCCCCATTGAAAATACAGTCTCGTTCACTATTGGCAACCCTTGTATGTTATATCAATTGTTATCGGAGGATTGTTACTGCCTTGAGATTTAAATATAAACTTAGCTTTATATTTATATTTTTTAATCAGTATATCGCATAATCCTGTTTTTTGATTTTTGATATTTTCATGTATCACCCCCTTCATAATATCAACATCCAAAAGTTCCTCGTCAATATCATTTAGCACATAATAGTATTTTATATACTGACCGCTAGCTGAAGCTGCAACCCACGTAGTATATTCGTCCACAACAATAGGAAATTTCATCTTCCTGAAATAGGCATTAATGTAATCATTCCTCTCATTTTCAGAGTATAGAAATTTATGTGCATATTCCTTACCAAAATCACTACTTACTGCTTTAACTAATATCAATACGAGAAATAAACAGACTCCGCCCAGAATTTTCTTTGTAGATGATTTAATCTTATCCACTGCGTATTCTCCCGCATTTTTTACAAAAATTGAGCGACTACAAATCAACCACCCGCAGCCCGTAGGTGTCAAGCCATGTAGTTATTCTTACCAGGACTAGAGCAAACGCATACTTTGACACCTCACCCATTATGTAGTAACGTTACTACATTAAAGGTTTTATTGGAGGTGCGGAAAATGACTATTACCACTCTATCAAGCCGTGAACTGAATCAGGATATTACCCGGGCCAAAAAAGCCACGCGTAATGGTCCTGTTATTATTACAGCTCGCGGTAAAGCTTCTCATGTTCTTCTGAGCATCGAAGAGTATCAGCGTCTGACAAAGCAACGTCGGAGCATCGCTGATGCGCTGTCCATGCCAGAAGTTTCTGATATTGAATTTGATCCCCCTAACATATCTGTCGGAACAAAACAGGCTGATTTTTTATGATGTATATTCTTGATACCAACGTAGTGTCCGAACTGAGAAAAGCACGAACAGGGAAAATAGATGCGAACGTGGCGGCATGGGCTGAAAGCATGGATGCCTCTGCTCTCTTTGTATCCTCAATCACCATCATGGAACTGGAGTTGGGGATTTTGTCTGTTGAGCGCCGGGATGCAATACAGGGTTCCCTGCTTCGTTCCTGGCTTGAACAGCATGTGTTGCCTGAGTTTTCAGGCAGAACTCTATCCGTTGATACCGCTGTAGCCCTACGTTGTGCCCGATTACACGTACCAGATAAACGCGGTGAGCGTGACGCTCTTATCGCAGCTACAGCACTTGTACACGGTATGACAGTCGTGACCAGGAACGTAGCTGATTTCGAGCCAACAGGAGTGGCGATTATTAATCCGTGGATTTGCTAATCTCCCACCGCAATCATTATTAAGCCCCGTCACTATAGGCTGGTACTACATTATCCAGCCCAGCGTTCTTCTTCCTGTACTTTTTCACACCTGAAATCGTCCAGTACCACCTTCTCCCCGAATGACTTTCCGGCCTCTTTCGCTTTAAAGAACATTTTTTCACACTGCGTCTGAGTCAGCTTTTCCTTAGAAAATCGACACCATCCAATTGGCGGATTTCCGGCCTTGATAATTGTCGCGGTGATTTTGTACACGCGTCACTCCTGTATATCCATTACTAAAAAACAGCCAGAAATTTAACCTGGTAAAATAAAAGTGACAATCTTCATGTAATGCAGATTTATCCTGGATTTGTCGGTCTGTGATACTATCCTGTTTTAACCACATACCCGTGTTCTTTAGCTATTTCTTCTGCCAGTAGCACATCAGCGACACATCCGTATATACAGGTGGTCTGTATAAAAAAACCTTCACTTTCTTCCCGCAACTGAGGAATATGCATCAACATCCTGTCCACCAGGTTATTTTGTTTTCGTACGCTAAAAATGGTGCCGGTAATAATCAGCCTGGCTTCCATGCCCGCATCCTGATATTCAATTTTCATATGACCTCCGTAGTCAGTGTATTCTGCCGTGCTCAGACCGGCACTCAGGGCAGTCGCACGGTTTATTCATCTCCTCCCTGAGCATCTCCAGTCCGGCAACAAACGAATCAGGAACATATGGCATCCGTAAAATATCGCTGGCGGCAAGCATGGATGAGTCCGTTATCCCTGCCGGACCATCCAGATAAAACGAAAGCAGCCTGCTGATTCCATCACCTCCTGTCGTTGATGTCCGGCTCACTAAAGCAGCAATGACCAGCGGCACGCCGTTTTCAACACAAACGGCGTGAAGCTCCTTGATTATCTCCTGGATTTTTTCGACAACTTCTGGAGGGGGGTTGATATCTATCATTGCTGCAACTCCTGTAGTAATCGGGTCATTCGGTTCAGTGTTTTTTCATGCTTTTTCGCAGCAATTACACTTTTCCGAACCAGTTCCGCCTGGTGTAACGCACTCCTGAGTTTACAGATAACGCGGGAGATCTCCTTCGGCGTGGGAAGCCTGGTACATCCCGGATGGCTCTCAGTGAGTACCAGGGGGGTTTTATCATCGACCTGCACCGTATCACTTTCAGTACTGGTGTCGATAGCACTCGTTACGTACGGCGTGATTGCTGATTCAGATTCTTTCGGCACGTATTCACGCTCCGGAACGGCTTCAGGTGCTGAGGTCGTTTCAGGTATGCAGTACCTGAATTTACCATCCCGTTTAACACGGCTCAGGCGGCCTTTTCCGGTCGCGTTTGCCAGTGTAGCGACTACCTTGCGGGAGGTGACATCAAACATCGTCGCAAGGTCTTCCGCAGTAAGCGGGCCATTTTCACGGATAGCGTCAGTCAGTTGCTGTTCACCGATTTTAACAGTCATCTCCTTCGATGCTTCCGGCTTCAGCGTTCCGCACTTAACCGTTGTCATCCGGGCTGGCGCAATACCGGACAGCAACCAGTAACCGTTCAGAAATGTCACCGTACCGATTTCCTGCTGTTCGTTCAGCATTTCAAGCGCGTCGCGGGGTTCGATCTTCATCCTTGCGGCAATTTCTCGTGCGCTGGCTTTTTCCATCGCTTTCAGTACATCGAGTACAGTTTCCATAGAATTTTCTCCTGAAAAATTATTTGTGTTGCCTGACGTGTTGCCGCCAGCTTTCCCAGCCAAAAATTACCCAGCGACCGCCGTTCATCCGTAGCCGGTCAGTCACCCGTTCGCCAGCCAGTTTTTTAAGACTGTCAAAGTTCATGTTGGTCAGTATCCCTACTGACTTCATCGACGCAGTACGCCTGTCGACAATCTGGTTCAGGATGACAAACTCGTTTTTCGTATCACGCTGCATACCAACTTCGTCGAGCACCAGCAGGTCAACATCGCAAAGCCCGGCCAGAAATGTTTCCTCGGATTTTCCCGCGTCGTAGCAGGCCCGAACGCCCAGCATCACGTCAGCCAGGGTGACAATCATCACGGTCTTTCCCCGGGCCAGCAGACGATTTCCGATAGCCGCTGCCAGGTGATTTTTCCCGGTTCCCGTCGAGCCGCTGAACACGAAACTGGTAAAATCATCACCGCACAGGTTTTCCGCGATGGATTTTGCCTGGCTCAGTGCGTGGCGCTGGCCGTCGTTGACCACCCGGTAATTCGCGAACGAGCACCTGCGGTACAGGTCACGAATCCCCGAACGTCCGAAAATCTTCTCAGCTCTCGCCTGACGGTTCTGACGTTCGATTTCCTCACAGCGTTTCCGGCCTTCGGCAAGCTGCCATCTGCGCCACTCCTCCGGTGTCCGGTACGGCGCGGAAGCAGCAGCGGACTTTGGAGCAAGATTCCTGATACGGGCCAGAATCCCGGTATCTGCGATGTTTTTCATGGCCTGTCACCCCCTGAAACCTGGTGGAATTACGTTGTCCGGCGGCGGTAAGTCCTGAATCCTCGGCGGACTGTCGCGGCCACGGTTGCCTCCCCGGTTCTGGTCTTTCGCCAGCCAGCAGGTGATAAATTTTTTGATGCCACGCGCGGTTTTCCGCCGTCGCTGGTCGCTCAGTAGCCATCCCCGCTGGTTACGCAGCGCCTGCCGGACGTCAACCGCCGGATACAGCGCCACAAACTCGGAAACCAGTGATTCAGTCACGGAAAACTCAGAACCGTCGTTCAGCGGCAGCCTGATAAACTCAGGGTCATCGGGACGGGGCATTTCAGGCACACCAGCGCTCAGAGGCCGACGCTCAGGTCCGGCATGGGCTGGTCTGGTGCCGTCGTGCAAATTCAAACCGCATGACTCCAGGTTTTCTTCCGGCGGCGGGGGGCTGATTTTTTCAGCACCTCGCAAGAGGTTTTGATCCTTTCCCTGATCCTTTCCCTGATCCATTCCCTGATCCATTCCAGGTGGTATTGATACCGTACCACTACCGTACTCATACGGTATTAAATCTAACTCCTTGATTTTGCTTTCCTTTGGCTTGTTTATTACCTGATGCTTTTGAAAATTGTTAATTACCCCAAAATTCTTACCATCTGAGGTAGAAAACAGGGATATATAACCGCAGTCTGACAACTCCCGTAGTTGTACGGTAATTGGAACGGACGGCTCACGTAACGGGAAAACAGACGCTTTAATGAGTTTTGGGTTAGCATTGAAATACCCTTCATCATCTGCGTAATTTAATAGCCCAAGCGCCAGTAAACAGGCTGGTTCCGATACTTCCGACAAGTCTTCATCAGTCCAGAATTCAGGCTTAATCGTTCTGATTCTTGCCATAATCAAACCTTCCACACCACTTACTGGCAGTGAATTTGATAAAATCAGCTACCAGTTTCATCCGTTCGGTACTGCCACAATGGCGACACTTATACTCATCACGTATGAAAGATGGCTGACTTCCTTCGACTTCCAGGTACGACAAGCTAAAATGCAGGGGCTTACCGTCGTTAAAGTAAAGGCCGATACTGATGACTTTCTCGCCTTCTGCCGTGAAAGAAATATCGCACCCGACGGTAGCGCCAGAAGAAGCTATGCAGTGCATAAGGCAGGTTTCGATTCTTGACATCATCAGTTCTGCGGACATTGGCTTTTCCTACCGTTTGAAAAATCAATCATTCTTCTTCTCCTATGAAAAAGAGTTCCAGGCCGCCCTGTTCGCGGCCTTTTTCTTCTACGGATTACCCTGCCGTAAAGTAGCGGGGCCATCGCGAGCGCGATCTGCCTGTCTGCCTCCGGTCCCGGACAGAACGGCACGCAACAAATCGTCAAATGCACGGTTGAGTTCTTCCCGGGCGCGAATGACAGCCCGGTATTCAATGGAATCTGCAAACTCCATTCTCAGGCGCAGAAGTGGGGGGATCTCTTCAGATATGGCGGGAAGCAAAAGCTGAATTTTGCGGCGCTGTTCCGGTGTTTCGCCGGACAGCCAGCGATGAAATATATTTTGCTGGTTACGCCAGCTTTCATGACGCTGGCTAACCGGATCTGTAATACGGATTAACGGTAGTTCGTGACCTCCAAGATCGAGGTATGCCGCCGCAATTGCACTGGCAACAAACTCCTGGCTGGATTCAGCCGCCCATGCGAGCAGCGCACACCGGATGTTTTCGTGCCTGATTATCATAAATCAACCTCCCGGCGCTGATTTACGGTAGCCTGTATTTCAGGAGGGAGCCCGTCAGTAGGGTTGGGGTAAGTGGAGCTATCAATTTCATGTGGCGTAACTCGCCAGCCGGTACTCTTGCTCCATAAAAGCGTGTTTCTGCCAGTTAGTCTGGCCCTGCCATTCAATACGTGGCTTACCATCCCCTGGCTGGCACCAACTTTATTGCCGAAATCTCGCTGACTTAAGCCAGAATTCCTCAAATATTCACCAAGCTTCATTAAAGTGTTCCTCGTTGTTCTGAGACACAATCAATAACATAGTTATTTTTATATGTAAATAACGAAGCTATTTCAAAATGATTAGCAATACTATTAGAATGTTGGATATGAAGAGAAAAAACTTATCTGAACAAGACATTGAAGCTGCACGCAGGCTAAAAGAAATCTGGAACTCTCGTAAGGATTCGTTAGGACTTACTCAGGAGCGAGCTGCTGAAATGATGGGCTTTACAACTCAGGGGGCGGTCAGCCACTACCTGAATGCCCAGACACCGCTAAACCTTGAAACAGTCCTGAAGTTTTCAGCCTTGCTGAGGGTTTCCCCTGAAGATATCAGACCTGATATGACAGGTCTGATTAATGTCGCACGCAAATATACTCCCGAAACCTCAAGTGAAGAGGATGCTGGTCAGCCTGAAACTGATATACAAAGCAGGGCAATGGCTACGTCAGTGTACAGAATGAAAAAGCTGCTGGAACAAACTGGCTGGAGCCAGTTCGAGCTGGCCCAACGCATGGGTATTAATTCGCAGGAGGTTCAACAATGGCTCATCGGAAAAGCAGCCCCCAATCCTGTAAACCTTGACAAGCTGACTGAAATTACAGGGTATCCATCCTACTGGTTTATGTTGCCCCCAGAAGAAACAGATCAGATTTCTACACCTGATGCAATGAGGATTGGCCCTACTCAAAGAGCGCTATTAAGAGTATTCAACGCTTTTCCTAAAGAAGAGCAGGAAAAAATTCTAAACGAAATAACTGAGAAAAAAGAAACAATGGAAGCACTCGTTGCTCGCTGGATCAAGGCTCAGAAAAATAATCAGTCGTAACAACGATACAACGACAACATCCCCATTTGATTTCTAGCAGGGGTGATAATAATTATCAATAATGGTTATTATTATCACCCTATCTTTTTTGTACATAATTTCATCTACGCGATCTGAATCACATTCATCGCCCACTGGCGACTCGCCATCATATCGATTCAATGTAGCCCCTCTCTTTCTGTTGCCTACACAAAATAAAAATAACAATGATATTGACAATAAAAATAGCGATGTTATTTTTAACTTGGCAGCCCACCCTAACGGATGGGAAAGTCAGCAAAACTGGCGCGACAGGTAAACGTTCCGCCGACGGGCGTAAAACAGCGCATAAAGATTCAGACACTGTGCATGAAAGAAGCTGCTGCTCTTGCATCCAATAGTCAGATGAATTGGGACAATCAGCCCCGGAAGCAACCGGGAACACAACGCGAAAGCGCATTACGCACAACCTCTAACCTCATAAGGTTAGTCGCTAAATCCAATGCGATAGTGCGCTTCCGGTTGCGACCAGGACCGTGACATTGCTGTGTGTTGTGTTGGCGGTATCGGCATTTCCCTTGCTGATACCGTCCTTTTTAAAACGAATTTTGTAGTGCGGTGAATGCGGCTATGCGCACGCGACTCAGTTAAGAAGAACCTCGTGTTGGTTGTGGGTGTTTTGTAGTCGGCGCTAACTGTTAACTGGTTAACGTCACCTGGAGGCACCAGGCACCGCACCACAAAGTTCGTTGACGGTTAAACGAAGGTGAGAAAGATGATGGATACAATACTTGCGAAAGAAAATGGGTGGCGTTATAGTGCGTCTGCACCTCATAAAACGGGTGCCGGGCGTGGAAACCCGCTGATGACCATAGCGCATAGCCGCGCTCAAGCGGTTTTTTTATGCGTTAAGCACGGCCACATTCGCATCATGGTGAGGCGTGCAGGGCAGCCGCAAGGCTGGCCGGTTCCTATGGTCGCCGGTATTTCCACCCCTGTACGTCTCACCACCAATCAGACCGTGGAAAGTCTCGGTGGTGAGTTATCAAAACTGACCATAGAGGATGCCATCATGGCTACTATCCCAGCCCTTTCTCACCCTCAAGTGACCGTTGAAAATGGTCGCGCCGTCACTACGTCTGTTGCAGTTGCGGAGTACTTTCGCAAGATGCACAAGGATGTTCTGAAAAAAATCGACAATATTGACTGCTCAGTGGAGTTCAACGAGCGCAATTTTGCGCCCGTTGAATACATTGATGCTAAAGGCGAAAAACGCCCCGCCTACCAGATCACCAAAAACGGCTTCGTTTTTCTGGTGATGGGCTTCACAGGCAAAAGAGCCGCCGCGTTCAAAGAGGCTTACATTGCCGAGTTCGACCGGATGGAAAACGAACTGCGCCTTTCGTCAGGCCGCTTAATCAAGGGGGACTCCCGCACTGTTGTTGTCCACTTTGATGAAGCCGGAAATGTTACATCTACCGAACGAGTATCAGATGATGCAGTGGTGACAACTATTAGTCAGTTTAAATTCTGGATGGAGAAAAACGGCTGGCTGGTTATTCATCGCGACGATATACGGAAGATGACCGTTGAGCAATTAGTTTCGTTGAAATAATGCAGAACGTCAGGAGGGTTGATTATGATTACCCATCACTACGGAACCGATAATATTCCCCGCAAGGATGTTAAACCAGGTGCATTTGTAAAATATAAAGACCGTACTTATCTGGCGTCAGCAAATGTCAGTAAGGGATTGTACATTAATAATGTTTACGAGAAGACCCTGATTAGAAGCGATGAAATTGAGGTTTATCTCAATCAGTATGGTAAGCCACTCATGCGAAATGGTGACATATGAAAATCAAATGCGCCTATCATCTTTGTAATAAAGAGTTCGAAGAAAAAGAAGGTATAAACAAGCCACTTACGTTTATGCGGGGTGTTATCTATACAACCGAAAACAGAAAATATTGTAGTGAACAATGCGCCGAGCATGACCAGATGGCACATGAACTTTAATTACTGACCAATATATTTAAACCATGAAAACATGCCAGCAATGGCAGGGCTTCACTCAACCTAAAAAAGGAAACGGAAATGAAAAATAAAATACCTGAAGAATCTGTATTGCAGGAACTCAAAAAGCTCACCACCCGTATATTTCAGCTATGTGTTGAAAATAACATGCCAGTTGTTATTGGTTACTCATATGAGTTAAGCAGAAATGAAGATGGATATTCAACAAACAAATCCATAACAGCATATGCAGATGAAAAAAAAGGAGCATGGAACTCCACGATAGCAGCCGCAGTCATGATGCTCAGAATGAAGGAGGTCCCTAAAAAAGCTATCCACGCGATGGCAGAAATGGCCGCCGCCTGTGAATTAGTTCGGGCAATGTCTGAGGATTCAGATTCAGAGGAAAAAAGCCTGCATTAAATGCAGGCAATTCCCCGGTTTTACATCCCGGCGATGCTGAGGCAGGCGGCCAGCCTTACCAACAGAGATATACCCAGTGAGCATTCGTAGAGGGACGTTCACTGTCTTCAATAATTTTAATCTTAATTGGGGTTAAAAAACAATGAGTGACAAAAAAGAAGATTTTGCACTGTACTGCCCTGTTAAAAATGAAGAAGCCAGAAAAAGACTTGGAATAAAAGCGGGCTTCTTCTGGGTTACAGTAAAAAAACTGTCAGTAGCTGTTTCCCGTTGTATCGCTGCAATGGACGATAAGGGTTATGACGAGGACGACTTTAAAAAACCCGTTCGTGTCAATTTCCCCGTCGTTAACGATCTGCCCCCTGAAGGCGTATTTGATACTGAATTCTGCAACCGTTACGAAAAAGGCGGTGACGACGGAATTACTATGATGCAGATCCCCGGCGCAGTTCCTGCCGACCAGTTCCACGAAAAACCAGTGGAAACGCCCTATACCAGCACCGCCGACAATACAGACACTGAAGCTGGCGATAATGTTACTGGCGATACTGCTCCCCTCCCCGCTTACGCTTATAACGTCAACGGCGAACTGATGGCGGACATTGAGAAAGAAATGTCGCAGCCTGTTTCAGGTCTGGCTCTCCCACTCCGCTATCTGGCTCAGTGCAGTACTGATTCAGTACAACATCAGATCACACCGGAACGCCTTAAAGAATTGCATTCACTGGAGATGGACCCGGACAGCCACACTGGTTCAATTTTGCTCGCGATCCAGAACCGTAAAGCACAACTGGAAAAACTGGATACCAAAAACCTGCACTCGCTGGCGTCGTATATCGGAAAAGTATTCTCTAAGGATAAACAGCCTCAACTTAATGATCTTATCAATTTCATCGATGCCGTCGTATCTACTGAACACATTGACCGGGGCCTGCTGGTTAAAGAGTGGGCTAAAGGCAACCGTATTTCACGTATTGAGACCGCCACAAAGTCAGAACAGGGAACATCAGCGCAGTCGCCGGAACCGAAGATGCAGAAAACCCCGGCAGCCGAAGCGGTGCAAACAGCACGTCCGTGCCGTAGCGAAAAACCAACATTCAGGACGATTAACTATGAAATTGGTTGCGGTCTCTATGATGGAGATCTGGATCTGCAAAATTTACGACCGGCACTGGATTTTGCAAAACGCGTAATCGCGGAAAATCGAGAGGACTGGAGGCAATGGTCGATCACGGCAGGCATTATCCCCAACATCAAAAACTATGACCGCCAGTCCATTATCGACATGTTACGCAAAGCGCCAAAAGTCGTACATAACGGTAGCCCAGAGTTACGCCGTACCTGGTGCGAGAGTTTCCTGGCGGTTCATGGCGTTATTGATCCTGACTGGTATGAGTATGTGCCAGACGGCACGTCAGCTACCCATGAAGAAAACGTAGAGAAAATTCGCCAGGCGGGCAAATGTCTGCGGGATATTGAGGCAGGGAGATTGCAGTGTGATGAAAAAAAACCGCAACCAAGCGAACTGGCAGATGAACCAGCAACGCCTGAAGCAGTGGAACAGGGCACAACTGAACATCATCCGAACCCGCAGCCGCTGGAGAATGAGCCACCTGTAAGCCAGACAGAAGCAGGCTACCAGAAAATACGGGCAGAACTGCACGAAGCACGTAAAAACATTCCACCCCAAAACCCGGTTGATGTTGGTAAACAACTGGCAGCCGAGCGCGATGAATATGTCGAAGGCATCAGCGACCCAAACGATCCGAAGTGGGTGAAGACAGAGGCAAGCCCGCGGACCAATAAGCAGGAAATGGTAACGAAAGTGGCGGATGGTATTTTCGACGTTACTGTACTGCTGCAAGGTTCATCAATTCATGGCGAAAAACGGGAAGTGGAAACCGCCGTCAGCGAACCAGAAATGCCGGAAACAGCGCCAGTACAGCAATACATCTGGCCGGAATACTTCGAGCCGGGCCGTTATGAAGGCGTTCCGAACGATATTTATCATGCGGCCAACGGTATCAGCTCCACAATGGTAAAAGATGCACGGGTAAGCCTGATGTATTACGAAGGTCGCCACGTATCTAAAACCATCAAAAAAGAACGTTCAAAAGTACTGGATATGGGGAATCTGGTACATGCACTGGCCTTACAGCCTGAAATTCTGGATAAAGAGTTCAGTATTGAGCCTGAAATCCCGGAAGGTGCGCTCACGACGACTACGACTATCCGCGCGGTTATCGATGAATACAACGCCAACCTGACGCCTCAGTTAAGCGGTGACGAGATCAAAGTTTTGCTGGAGGAATATAACTCCAGTCTGCCGCAACCAGTTCCATTAGGCGATGACGTTGCCCAGACTGGCGAAAACTACATGTCGATACCACCCGAATTCCAGCGTGTGGAAGAAGGACAGAAAGTCACTGCAGCCAAAATGAAAGCCTGCATCAAAGAGTACAACGCCACCCTGCCCGCACAGATGAAAACCAGCGGCAGCCGCGACGCGCTCCTTGAGCAACTGGCAATCATCAATCCTGATCTCGTTGCACAGGAAGCACAGAAGCCCCAACCGCTGAAAGTATCCGGCGCCAAAGCAGATTTAATTCAGACTGTGAGATCCATCAAACCTGACGCGGTATTCGCCGACGAACTGCTCGATGCCTGGCGCGAAAACCCGGATGGAAAAGTACTGGTTACCCGCCAGCAATACGCTACCGCACTGGCTATCCAGTCTGCGCTCTATTCCCATCCGGAGGCAGGTAAGTTACTGCACAACCCAACACGCGCCGTTGAAGTCAGCTATTTCGGCATTGATGACGACACAGGGCTTGAAATCCGTGTTCGACCGGATGTTGAACTCGAGTACGAAGGTCTGCGTATAGGTTTCGACCTGAAAACAATCAGCATGTGGGATGTGAAGGAAGATGCCCTGAAATCCCGGCTTCACCGCGAAATAACCATGCGCGATTACCACCTTAGCGCCGGCATGTACTGCAACGTTGCCGATCTGGACAAATTCGCGTGGATCTTCGTGAACAAAGACGAAGGCTATCACTGGGTGGCCGTGGTGTGGGCTTCTGAATCACTACTGGAACTCGGAAAACTTGAGTATCACCGGACCATTCGCGCTATCGCCAACGCTATGGATACAGACGAATGGCCTGCGCCAGTCACCGCTGACTACACCGACGATCTGAACGATTACGACCTGCGCCGCCTCGATGCGCTGCGTGAAATGGCATAAGGGGAAACAAAAATGTCCACTTCAATAGCTACAACTGATAATCAGACACAGAAAATAGACAATGTTTCTATCCTGACGAATGGAGAACTATTTAACCGCCTGCGTACGCTTTCAGAGGTCATGGCCAACAGCGGTAATTTTGTCCCTGCTCACTTTCGCGGTAAACCGGATTCCTGTATGGCAGTCGTGATGCAGGCTGCGCGCTGGGGCATGGACCCGTTCGCTGTCGCACAGAAAACTTTTATCGTGGGAGACTCCGGCGTCCTGGGTTATGAGGCTCAACTGGTTAACGCTGTTGTTAACAGCATGGCCCCTACTAAAGAGCGCATTCATTTTGAATGGTTTGGTGCCTGGGAAAATATCGTAGGGCGTTTCGTGGAGAAAACCAGCACCAAAGGAAATAAATATATTGCTCCGGGCTGGAGCCTGGCCGATGAAAAAGGAGTTGGCGTACGCGCATTTGCCACGCTGAAGGGTGAGAGTGAACCACGGGAACTTATTCTCATGCTATCTCAGGCTCAGGTACGAAATTCAACACTATGGGCATCAGATCCCCGTCAGCAACTGGCCTACCTTGCAGTGAAGCGCTGGGCTCGCCTGTACTGCCCTGACGTTATTCTTGGCGTTTACACACCAGATGAACTTGAAGAGCGGGAGGAGAAAATTATCAATCCTGCTTCGCAGGAAAAAATCACCATGCGTGATATCAACAATAGCGCTCAGGAAACAACCGCCACCGGGCCGGAACCAGCAACAAACATTGAAACGATGGCCGATGAGTTCCGCAATCGGGTTGATTCAGCAAACACACTGGAGTCTGCAACCGCCGTTGGTAATAGCATAAATGAGGCTAAGTCTCTTCTTGGCGCTGCCCTCCACACCGAACTGAAAAATAAGGCCACCCGTCGCTATCACATGGTCAAGCATCGTGATCTGGTTGAGTCTGCAATTAATTCACTTCCACGGCCAGATACGCCAGAAGCTACCGCATGTTTTCAAGCGGTTGAAAAGGTTCTCACACTCGCAAAGCGTCATTTGGGGGACGATCTTTACGAAAAGTACCGCGTCAATCTTAACGATATGAAACCGGAATATATCACCACATAAGAGGGCTGGCGGTCGCTGGCCGCCTGAGATGACATGAATAAATGGACAAGAGCCGAAATCCTGATAGTTCGTCAGTGCGCCGGAACGATGAAGGTAATGAACATCGGTCAGTTGATTGGCAGAACAGACGGCGCGGTACGTGCAAAAGCACGTGAATTACATATCAGTTTGCGCCTTTGCGGGGATCATCACCAGTCAGTTAAATATCCATGTCGCGTTGTCGAAATGGCGCGTGACCTGCACCACGAAGGAGTGAAGCGCCGGGATATTGCCGAAATGCTGGGAATGCCAATCGGCGCAGTTAACCAGTACGTCTATTTCGACAGGAGGGTGAGTTAATGAGTCAGCCTAAAACTCACACTGGCGTAATAGTCACCAAAGACGGTGAAAAAACCGTACAGATACGCGAGACCGCAACAACATGGTGCGTCGGACCCAAAGAGACATACGACAAATTTACCGGGCGTCGCGTTGGCGCACCGCTCACAAAGCGCCGCCTGAAGCTGGAAAGCATTAAACCAATTGAAGGCGGTGCAATATGACTATCGACAAACAGGCGCTGCTGGGTGCCGATAAACACGCAAACCAACACAGGCTTTCTCGTCTCATCATTGAAGCTAATAGCGCAGAGCTTCGCGATATAGCGGAAGCCGTCGAGCAGTACACCGACCAGCTTATTGCAGCGTTGGCCGACTCAGAGAAGCACATAGCAGAGTTGGAAAGTAAAAACGGCTACCTGCGAACCATTGCGCACGAACAGAACGAGTTAGCTATCAGGGCCAGTCTGGACAGTAATAACGCAACAGTGGAGATGGGCAGGCTGCACAAACGCATAGCAGAACTGGAGGCGAAACTTGAAACCGCCGACAAATTGCAGGATAGCGCATTCCGTGACGGCCTGAAAGCCGGGTTCAGCTATGGGCAGACAGATGACCAGTCCGGGTTCACGCAGTGTATGTCTGCATATAGCCCCCGCGCTGGCATGTTGCCGAAGAACTCACTTACTTAACGCCATAGGACTGACCCATGACCACTATTACCAGTAAATTCACTAAAGAGCGCCTGATTGATTGGGCTGTGGTAGCTGTAGCTGAAAGGGTGCGAGATTTAAAGGATGCCCCGGAATCAGTAGAGGCTGCGGCGAATTTAAAATTAGCTGAAATAGCGCTGGCAGCGCTTACCGCTGAACCTGTGGCGTGGACAGACCGGCAGGAATTAAAGGATGTAGAGAAAGACGGATTAGGCTACTTGTTTACTGTTAATCCCATAACGCCGAACGCAGACCCGCGTCGCGTCATTGAACTCTACACTGCCCCGCCAACGTCAGAACGCGAACAGGTTCGCCACGAGCACGCTGAATGGTCTGATGACACATTCGGCGATGTTGGCCCCATCGGTCCACTGAAACACCTCTCGAAAGAAGCATTGGAAGCCGCTGCCGACCCATCAGACCTGCTTGAGTGGGCTGATATGCAGCTCCTGTTATGGGATGCGCAGCGTCGTGCTGGTATTACTGACAAGCAGATTACCCAGGCGGTGAAAGAAAAGCTGGCGGTGAACAAGAAGCGCGAATGGCCTGAACCGAAAGACGGCGAGCCACGGCTGCATATCAAAGAGCAGCCAGTGCCGGTAATGCCTCCCGGATTGCATCCTGACACGCAAAAGCTTGTGGCCGACTTCAGCACTGATCTTGCAGAGAAGCTATATAAGGCGCAACTGAAGTATGGCTATGACGCTGACTGGAAACAGGATAATTGGTCAACGCAGTGCCTGGCGCATTTTCATCAGCACATCGCCAAAGGCGACCCGCGCGACGTTGCGGCTTACTGCGCGTTTATGTGGTATCACGACTGGAAGACGGAGCCTGCGACAGCGCCGGTAGTGCCGGAGGAATGTCCAGCGGATATTAGCGTTCTGATGGCTTCGCATTCTGATGCACTTTTCAACGACGATGATGCTCAGGAGATATGGAACGCCTGCCGCGCTGTCATGCTTCAGAGTCAATACCGCGATCTGTCACAACCAGTAGATCCTCAAATTTCCGAATACGAGAAAATAATGCTGCGTGCTGGCTTGGTTATGGTGCCCGTCGAACCAACGGACGAAATGATAGCGGCGGCGATGGAATGTGATGATGTGGTTTTCGACAGTAAAGATCCAACCGCATTCTGTGTTCAGTATCGGGAAATATATTGCGCGATGGTGGATACCGCACCAAAACAGGAGGTAAATAACGGATGAACTGGCCTGACGCATTTTTATATGTCGGGATAGCATGGGCTTACAATAACGCGCATCTGAATAATTAATTAACCGTAAAAACGCTTTTAAACACCGCTCACGCGGCGGGATTCGTGCAGCCAGAATGAGGGAGGTAATTGCAGCATGAAGAAGTCTGTCTGTATGTTCTGCGGCGCCCCGGCCACCCTGCTTTGTGACGGGATCATCGGCTGGGATGCCGATGAGGACAAACACGGGCACATGACAAAATGTCGTGGCATGTTCACCTGCGACGCACCAGTGTGCCGGAACTGCGCTACATGGCATGGCAATATCTTCATCGACGGAAAGATTCGGATGATGGATACACGCGACCTTTGTCCGCTGTGTCAGAAGCAACACAAAGCAGGTGAACACATACGCGTTGCAGAACACAGGAAGCATTCTGTACTACCGCAACCGTGTCTTACCAAAGAGCAGGCTGCGATTATTCGCGCCGCACATTGGGCTGGGTTCGCTAACAGCTATACCAGAAGCATAGAAATACTGAAAGGTGACGGGCAGCAATCCTTTGATTTTTGAACCTGATTATTAGTAATCAACCCCGACCGCCCTCCACGCTTTATAGTTGGTGGCGGTCATGCAGGAAGGAGACATGACCAATGTATAAATTCACATTGTCACCTTTGGAAATAGCAGAAATTACTGGCTATCAGCGTTACACCCACCAGCAGCGACAACTGCGGTGCCACGGAATCCCATTTACTACAGATGGGAAAAACAGACCGATTGTTTTACGCAAACACCTGACGCCAAACATGACTGAATTACCAAAGGTTGACGAGTATGTTGAAACTGAACCCAACTTCGACGCCATTTATGGGAAGACCACGCAAGAATCCGAAAGATAACCAACTGCCCCCACGTGTTACCAGAAATAAGTACAGTTACGTCTGGAAACCGAAGGGAACGAAACTCAGCATAACATTGGGAAAAATTAGTGATACCACCATGTCTAAAATCTGGCAACGCTATGAAGAAGAAAAGGCAAAACGTCATGATGTGATGACGTTTGCGAAATTATGGTCGAAGTTTCTGGACAGCCCAACATTCACCGAACTGGCCATTCGGACTCAGGATGACTACCGGCAACACCAGAAAAAGTTACTGGCGGTATTTGGGAAGATGAGAGCTGACGATATCAAGATAGAGCAGGTTCGTATTTATATGGACAAGCGCGGAGTGACCAGCAAGAACCAGGCCAACCAGGAGGTATCGAGCATGTCTCGCGTATTTGGGTGGGGTTTTGAGCGGGGTTATGTCCGTAATAACCCATGCAAAGGGATTAGGAAATTTACTCTGGTTGATCGTGATGTCTATATTCCCGATGAGGATTACCTGGCAATTTATGAACATGCTCGCGTAGAGGTTCAGGTTGCAATGGAAATATCGTATTTGTGCGCGGCGCGCGAAGGTGACGTGTTTGATTTAAAAATTCCAGATCTCCGAGCTGATGGTATTTTCATTGAGCAGAACAAAACAGGCAAAAAGCAGATCAAGAAATGGACGCCACGTTTACAGGCAGCCATCTCCCTAGCGAGCAAGCATTTTGCGAACAAGTCCGCAGCCGGTTACGTTATTCCCTCGCCCAGCGGTGGAAAAATGAATAAGAAAACGTTCAACACCTGGTGGAATAACGCCAAGAAGGCCGCAGCCTTGAAACTTGGCAGGCCGATTCAAGGAACTTTCCACGATATAAAAGCTAAGGCAATTTCAGATTATGAGGGAAGCAGTAAAGAGAAGCAGCTATTCAGCGGCCACAAGACAGAAAGCCAGGTAGTAACTTACGACAGGAAAGTGAAGTTATCACCAACTTTAGACGTCCCACCATTAGCTAAGGGAGATTAA